TCACAGGCTCGGAGTCGTGATGCTCGGTGTCGCTGAATGCGACTTCTGACGACCATTTCCGTTGGGTTTCCGTTGGGTCGGAGCCAGCCGATCCAGCGCGGCCGTCGCATCCGGGGCGAGCGACGACGCCTCGATGTAGTGCACCCTCGTGATCTTCGCATCCGTGTGCCCCAGCTGCGCGGCCGCCGCGTCCGCGCCGAGCTCTTCCGCGACGATCGTCGCCGCGGTGTCGCGGAAGTTGTGCGGCGTCACCCACGCGTAGTCGTCGCCGCGGATCGTCCGCCACGTCCGCCGGAAGTTCGCCGGCGTCCGCACGGTGCCGCGGGCCGACGGGAACACGAGCTCGCCCGGCAGATCGCGAACGTACTGCTCCCACAGTGCGTCCGTGGTGAACCCTGGCACCGGGAGGGTGTGGTGGCTGGCTTCAGTCTTCGCGGCAGGCTGGCGGAACGCGCCGCCCTCAAGGCCCTCCACGATCACGCCGGCGATCGTCACGGTCCCCGGGACGAACACCCACGGGTCGTCGACCGTTGCGCGGTCGTACCGCGGCCACGTCACGTCCTCCCATCGAAGTGCGAGCACCTCGCCGATCCGCGCGCCGGTGCCGGCGAGGACCTCGAAGATCCGCAGGGTGTCGTCGCCGCGCTTCGGGCCGGTCTTGTTCTGGCCACGCCAGCTCTCCACGCGGGCCCGCAATTCGGTGATGCCGTCGACGCCGAGCGACCGCGGCGGGTTCTTGAGCTTCGCGACGGGCGTCGTGGTGGTGACGGGGTTTATGTCGAGGGCGCCGAGCCGCACCGCGAGGGTGAACGCACCGCCGAGCACGAGCCGCATGTCGCGCCGGACCGACGGCGCAGCCTGCGCGCCGAGGACGCGCTCGAGGACTGCGGTGCGCGCCTCGGCGAGCCGGACCCCGCCGAGGACGGGCTTCACGTGGTGCTCGATGCAGCGGCGGTACTTCTCGACTGTCTGCGGCCGGCGGAGCCGCCCGTTGGGCTGCGGGGTGGTGGTGATCTCGGTGAGCCAGTGGTCGACGAGCTGCGCGATGGTGGTGTCGCGGGTGATGAGGTCGCCGCCGACGGCGGCCCGGTCTCGGAGCTTCGTGCGGAGCGCGGCCTTCGCCTTCGCTTCGGTGGCGCCGGCGGCCTCGACGAGGCGGGTGGTGCCGTCCCAGTCTCGGTAGCGGGCCTTCGCGACGTACGCCTTGCCGCGGCGGGCCACGCTGATCTCGCCCCAGGTGCCGAGGGGGAGCGGTGGTCGGGCCATCAGGGTGCCTTCCTGCTGATGCGGCGGAGCCGGTTCACGACGGCGGGGGAGTAGGCGATCGCTTCGGGCCGGTCGAGCAGGCGGTTCAGGATCTGCGTGTACCGGATCGGCGACAGGTCGAACTGGGCGCGGATGGCGTCCTCCTTGGCGCCGCGCTGCTGCCACCACGCGGCCTCGAAGTCGAGGATCGCCCGCTCGCGGTCGGTCAGGTCGGTCATGCGCCGAACTCCGGGCCGTCGGGGTCCGGTTCGTCGCCGACCGGCCACGGTAGGCGTTCGCTGGTGCCTCCGCCGCCCTCGTCGCCGTCGTCGAGCCCGCGCACGTCCGAGCCCTTGAAGTCGATGCCACGGCGGCACAGGCTCGCGGGCCCGGCCTGTGGTGGCGCGGCCCGGAACTGCTCCCACCGATCGGCCGGCGCGCCGGCGCGCTGCCACGCCCACCACTGCGTCCAGGTGTCGCTGAAGACGATCGCGGTGTCGGGCCAGCGGAACGGGCCGTCTGGCTGGGCGTTCGCGATCTCGTGGTTGGTCAGCATGGCCGGTCCTCCACCTGGGCGTCGACCCAGGCTCGTTCGTCGTCGGTGAGTGCGCGGACGCGGGCGAGGAGCGTCGGCACGTCGACCCACAGCTCGTCGGCGACCTCGGTGGCGTGGCGGGCCCAGCGGAGGACGTCGACGAGGTCCTCGAGCTCGATGAGCCGGCGCGCTGCGATCTCGTGGACCGCGGTCTCCTCGCGGGCCTGCAGGACCGGGTCGCGCGGGTAGACGCGGCGCTCGTCGTGGACGAGTTCGTGCGCGATGGTGCAGCGCCGCTCGGCCTGGGTGAGGTCGTCGGCGAGCTGGATCCGGCGGCCGTTGATGCACCCGGCGAGCGTGGTGTGCCCGATGTCGCCGAAGCGGATCTCCAGCCAGTTCCGGGCGCGGGCCTCCCTCCACGGGTGCCAGGTTCCTCGTTCGATCGTCATGCCCGATGTTGTACACGTACGGACCGACAGAAAACGCTCTGACCAGGAACTACACGGGTGTGATTTCAGGGTGGAGCTGTCGAGTGGAGTCGACGATCATGCTGGCGATCCGCTCGTGTCGTTTGCGTCGTGCGCTGCTCGTCCAGGAGTCGTCGCTGGGGTACCAGACCGAGGCGTGGTGTTGCGGATACGGCTCCCCACCCGCGGCCGGAACCAGTCCTCCGTCGGCGTGCGCGGGTAACTCGTACCCGAGCTGCCCGCCCACATTCGCGAAGGCTCCTACGCGCACGCCCCACACTCCTGCGGCCGACTTCCCGAGCGCCGTGTACTCATCGAACACCTCCGCGGGAGGCTGCGCCTCCCGCTTCGTCGAGAGTCCGCCATCGCTACTGGGCATGAAGCCGCTCTTCGACGGCACGAACGCTCCCCGACCTGGTTGGCCGTCCTTCGCCTTCAAAGAGTTGATGACTCGTCGGAGCTCCTCGTCAGACTCCTCGATTCGAGGGCCAACGATGCGTGGGTCATTTGGCACTGGGCAAGATCCCCGAGTAGAAGAACCTCGTCAGCGTGATCGCGTCGAATGCGACCTCACGGTCTGCGTCATCTATTGGATCCGGGGCGAGCAGGCACAGCCACATCGTGTCGGCGCCGATCTCCGCAGTGCACTCGTGCTGACCGAGGTCCCACTCGAGCCGGATGTTTCCCTCATCGGTCAGCATCGGCTCAGCATCAGATTGGCGGTCCGCTCGTACTGTGCTGAACCACGCCGTGAAGTTCGCGACAGCGTCGCGGTCGGCGGGCAGCGATGCTGGGGTGTCCCAGCCCTCGCGGGCACGGAGGATCGCAGCGATCTTAGCCACCGGTGCCCTCCATTCCTCGAACGCTACCAGGTGGGCCGATACGCTACTAGTCCCTCCGTTGTCAACGAGTCTGATCGGCGTGTCGGAGGAATAGTTGATCTGAGGTGACCTCGACCAGGTGCGGGCTCCTGTGCCGCCCCCGGGAGGCTGTACCAGTTGAGGCTGGGTCACTGCTACTCCGGGGAGCCAACGAGGCCAGGGTTCGCCTCAACGAACTTGTTCAGAGACTCACGCAGGTTGAGCAGCATCGAGAGCTCGAAAGCGTACGCGCCCACGACTGGTATTGGGTACTGCGTTGGCACCGGAATCGGCGTACCCGGCAGGGGAGGGACGTGTCCGAATGCGATGAACACTTCGCCCTCGACGATGGAGTAGGTGAACTGGTTCACCGTCTTCGCGCCAACGTAGGCGTCGACCGGCCAAGCGATCTCCACTTCAACTCGCTCGCCGCCGTCGTGAATGTAGTTGTTCTCGCTCATCTCTCTCCACCCTATGTGTCTTGTCCTGCTCATCGACTTGCGCTTCTCGCGTCGCTCACGCGCCGCCCTCCGGTCGTCCGACATCCGGTGCCACGTCGCTCGAGATGCTCGCCGCTAGGCCAGCGCGCTCCGCCCACTCTTGTGGCGGCAGCGACATACTCGGCGGCATCGTCCGAATCAGCCGTCCGAACATCGCGGTCGAAGGCTCCCGGAACGCCATCGCTGTGCTCAGGTCAATGCCGCGGAGGACCGGCTTCTTCTGCCGAGAGTCCCGGACCACCCGCGCGATCACCGCCGCCACGAATCCGTACGCAAGACCGGCGACGATGAACCCCGGCCACTCGGTCGATACGTCGTCGCGTAGGAACGGGCCGACGACAAGGGATGTGCTCAAGACGGCGACGAACGCGGCCATGAAAAAGGAGACCCAGTTTCCGACCCTATCGAGCCAGTAGAGCGACGGCCGCATCTCGGTGTACAGGATCGCTTGCGCGCGAAGTCGGGCGTTGTCAGCCATGGTCTTCGCGAACGCGTCGTCGGGGTCGATCGCGAGCAGCGCGGCGGCCACATCGAGGTCGGTTTTCACCGCGGTCATCTGGCCGTGACGGGACAGGGTGCGGCGGCTTGACCAATAGACGCCGGCGAGGCCGATGGTCGCTGCGATGAGCGGTCCTGCGATGGTGGTCACGCGCCGCCCTCCGGCCTTTCCGGGTCCGGCAGCTCGCCGGCCTCCTCCTTCGTCGGCTGGGCGACCAGTCGCTCGTGTAGCTGCCGCACCTCTGCCGAGATCTCCTCTTGGGTGTTAGCGTCGACGCCTCCGAGCTTTGTACCTCGTAGTCGGTGATTGGCGGTGCGAATTGCGCGAACAGCAAGGTATATCGCGAATGGTGCCACGTACAAGGCCATAAGGCTGACGAGAGTTCGGTCACCGGTATTCAGCGCCTGCCAGTTGACCCCTCCCAGGATCGCCGTGACGACGGCTACCGCGACCAAAAATAGCCAGTAACTGATCTCGAACTTCTCGCCTGCCGACTTGCGTGATGCAGTCTCGTACAGACCGAGAGCCCGGATTCGGACTCGTGCGTAGTCCTCCAGCCAGGCTCGTTGCGGGTCGCCTGGGAGGAGTTGCGCAGCGAGTTCCAGGTCGCTGCGGACAACTTCCCGTTGCGCTGCATTCCGAGCGGTACGTCCAGCTGCTCTTAGTGCGAACCCGCCACTGATGAGTGCAGGCGTGACCGCCGCGACGACGGTCACCCACCACGGGTTCACGCTCCGCCCTCCGGCCCCTCAGGATCGGGTAGCTCGCCGGCCTCGTCCTGCCGGCGTCGGATCTTCCGGCCGACCGGCTCGTCACCGAGATCGCGCGCCGCGAGTTCGTAGTCACCCTGCCGGTAGGTCTCGAAGTCCTCGGGCTCCCCAGCGTCGAGCCACGCCGCCCACTGGGCCTTCTCGGTGGTGGCGACCTCGACACCGTCGGGCCAGTGAGCCGGGGCGTAGACCACCTCGCTCGGGACTGTGATGTCGATGCGCTCGTGTCGAGATTGCGTGTCGCGCTTGCTGGATGCAGCTTCCGAGGCAGTCGTGTCCCGGGTGCGGGTGGTGCGCAGGCGCTGACCCACCTCGCGGGCCGCGGCCGGCCGAGGATTCCTGAGCTCGTCGATCCGGTCGCTGACGGTCGCATTCCACTGCTCCGCGCGCCGGGCGAGCCTGTCGCTGCTGTCCGCGAGGACGATGAGCGGCCCGGCGGCTTCGGTGTTCTCGTTTCCGCTGAGGAGGACTTCGCGGATGAACTTGCCGAAGGTCTCGATCGCGTCCACCGGCGTCGGCTCGATCTGCTCGGCGAATCGGAGTGGGAGCAGCGCCAGGAGTTCGTCGAGCGTGTCGATCGCGCTGCCTTGTCCCGCGATCACGGTGCTGAACTCGCGCTGGAACCGGTGGACGGCTTCGAGGAGTGTCTCGTCGTCGGCGCCGCTGCGGGCGGCGTCGATGATGTCGTCTGCTGCCTGCCGGGCTCCGTCGCTCGCGGCGGCGACTGTGGAGTGGTGGATCTTGAGCTGATCGATCAGCTTGAGCGCGGCCCGGGCGCTCGCGGGGTCGAGGTCGGCGGGGTTCGGCTCGGCCGGAACCGGCCGCGGCGCTGGTGTTGCGGCTGCGGGGTGAGGCCCCGTTATGGCGGCGACGAGCTCGCGGGCGCGCGCCAGCTGACGGTGCTGGATCCGCAGTCCGGAACCGGACGTGGTCAGCCGGCGGGTCTTCTCGCCCGGACTCGCCTGGTCCTGGGCGCCCTCGGTCGTGGCCGGCGCAGCGGCCTTGCGTCGGGGGCCGCTGCCAATGAGTTCGCTGAGCTTCGGTCGCCGTTCCGCCGCCTCCAGGTAGTAGGCGTCCAGGAGCTCTGCAACGAGGTCCCGGAGAGCGTCCCAGCTGCCCGGGTCGTCCAGATCGCGTATCCGTTGCCCGATCTCGACGAGCTCGTCGCGGAGCTCGTCCTTGTACCCGGAATCGACCAGCGCCGCATCGAGTACGTGGGCATACGTGTTTCGCGTGAGCTCGGAGACGGATTCGAGCTTGTCGCGATCGGGCAGCTTGCGGACTCCGCGCTTCTTCCATGAGTTGAGTGTTTGAGGACTGACTCCCATGCGGCGAGCGAATTCGGCATCGGTGACTCCGTACTGGTCGAGGTGGCTCTGGATGAGCGACCACAGTTCTGACACCTCAGCCACGCTTCTCGTCCTCCCGTCGCAGTGCAATCTGCCTGCCCACCGTGTCGTCTACCGCCAAACCGGTCCGATTGGGCCGCTTACGTCTACCAATAGTCCGTCCCAATCGTGCCCCATATCCGCAGCGTGCGGAACTACAGCCGTGTGATTACTTGACCGACGTCTACCGTCTGCGGTTAAATCATCCGCAGACAGTTGACACCACACCGTTTACCGAGGGAGGATGTAGTGGCTGCACAGCAGCGATGGCCGAAGGGGAGCTGGATGAAGTTGACGTCGATCGAGACGCTCCGGGCGCTGATGCGTCAGCGGGGATTCTCGATGCAGCGACTGGCTCGCTACGCGGGGTGCTCGAAGTCATTCATCGGGCACCTCTGTTCAGGGCGGAAGACCACATGCACGCCGCAACTGGCAGTTCGTATCGCGGAGGCGCTTGACGTTCCCGTGGATCTCATTTTCGTGGTCTACGGATCCGCAGACAGCGGACGAAATAGTCGAACCAAGCGGATATCGGCGGCATGAGAAAGGCCCGCCATGCCGGGCGGGCCTTCCGAAACATCGAGAACTAGGAGTCTCTATGCAGGACCTGACCTTACCGGACGCGAGGGGCGCGCGTGATCAGCTCGCCGCGCGGACCGACGTGCTCGACCGGGTGGGCGTGCTCCGCACACTGCCCGATCGGACGCATGTGACCACCGTGATGACCGCCGAGTTCTACGGCGTCGACGTGGACACGATCTACCAGCTCGTGAAGCGCAACCGCGACGAGCTCGACGCCGACGGGTACCGCGTAATCCGGCGCGGGGAAGTCGCTGACATTCTGTCAGTCACTCCCGGTGACCTGGGGATGCCCGCCACGGCGCCGTCGCTGGCGCTGTTCCCCCGTCGCGCCGTCCTCCGTGTGGGGATGCTGCTGCGCGACAGCGAGACCGCCCGTGAGGTCCGCACCTACCTGCTCGACTCCGAGCGCCCCGCGGCCCTCCCGGACATCTCCACCCCGGGCGGCGTCCTCGTGATGGCCGACATGTTCGCGGCAACCGCACGGCAGCTCGTCGCGGCCACCGAGCAGATCGAACGTGAGCGGCCGCCCGTCGAGCGCGCCAAGACCCACGCCGCCGGCGTCGGCGCCAAGACCCGGCAGCAGTTCTTCCGCGAGCTGAAGCAGTGGGCGCAGGACGCGCACGGCGTGGTCGTGAAGCAGGCCGAAGTGATGGAGTTCCTGTCCACCCGCAAGCTCGGCATGTTCACTCGAGGTGATCGCCTGGATTCCGGGCAGGCAACGGCGTGGGCGATCGAGAAGGGCTACGCCCACAACGACGAGGACACGGCGCCGAACGGGCACAACTACGTCCGGTCGACGCTGACGCCGACCGGGCAGGAGTACGCCTGGGACCGCTGCGTCCGCTACATCGACGCGAACGGCACCCTCGCGCTGCCGCGGCAGATCGGCGGTGCCGCATGACCGCCACGATCCCGTCGTTCGAGGAGTACGAGCACGCCCGGTGGATCCTCGACCACCCGCAGGACTTCGACGCCGCCGAGCTGAGCTCCGCGCAGCAGTGGGCGACGGAGTTCGAGACCGCGGTCCGCGATGCGGTCGCGGTCCGATTCGAGTCGCCGCGCGATCTGCCCTCGTTCGTGGAGGGCGTCAAGCCCTTCGTGATGCCGGGCTGGGACGGCCTCGGGCCGTGGATACAGGACGTGCTGTTCGACGCGGCGATGGTCGGGGCTCGCACTGCCCAGGGTGGTGCGCGGTGACCGCGGCGCTGGTCCGCGCGCTCCCGCGTGAGGACGGCGGCCCGGACGACCAGCTGGACCTGCCGATGAACGTGGTGGATCTCGCCGGCTGGTTCGTCGGGGCTGACGGCGCGCTGATGGGCGCGGTCGTGCTGAACCACAAGGACTTCGCGGAGCCGTACGAGATGGCGCTGCCCGCGGACCGGATCGAGGTGATCGTGTGAGCGAGCAGGAGCGGATGACGGCCGCGCAGATCGAGCACGAGCTGACGACGTACGCGGCGACGACGTTGATGGTCACCGCGGACGCGCTGGGAGTGGGCCGCACGCACATGTACGCGGCGGCCCGGAAGGCCTGCAACAACGCGGAGGGCCGCGGGGTTCTGGCGGCGGGTGTGCCAGTCATGAAAATCGGCAGCCGGTACTCGGTGCCGACGGCGCCGTTGCGTGCCGCGCTCGGGCTGGGGGTGGCGGCGTGAACGGGCTGACGTTCCTCGGCCTCGCGGCGCTGGTCCCCACCTGGCTGCTGATCTACAGCCAGCACGAGCGGGAGGCGGGCAGATGACGCCGGCGGATCAGCAGGTGGACCTCGTCGTCGCGGCCCAGGCCCGAGTGTGGGCCCTGACGGCGCAGGACTTGGTGGACCGGGCGCGTGCCCGGATGGAGCTGGTGCCGGCGCCGCTCGGCGGCCCGTGGGATCGGAGCGAGCTGAACGCGGGCGCGGCGACCGCGCTGGCGCAGGAGCTGCTCGATGAGCGGGCGGAGCGTCTCCGGATCGCGGGGCGGGTGCACAACCTGGCCGGGGACCTCGAGGAGTTCCTGACGTTGTGGACCGCGGATGACCTGTCGGACTTCGGTCTGGTGGAGCAGGTGGAGACGGTGGTCGATCTGCTGCAGAAGCAGGTCGAGGCGTTGAAGGCGGTGCGGCCATGACTCATCGGGTGCAGATCAACTACCGCTCCGGTCATTCGATGGTCGTGACCACTTCGGGCATCGAGACGAACAAGTACGAGGGCCGGATCACCGCGATCAACTGGGCCGACGACACCGTGCCGCGGCCGCTGGTCGCGGGCGTTGCGGAGATCGAGAGCGTCTGGCGCCTGCCCGACGAGGACGGGGGCGTCGGGTGAGCGCGGAGGCGCAGTTGGCCCTGTGGGTGGCGGGTGTCGGAGCCGTCGTCGTGGCGGTCCTCGCGACCTTGTCGGCGGTGTTGCAGCGGCACGCGGACCGCGCGAACGCGGCGGATGACGCGGCGGTCGAGGCGCGGTTCGGCCGGGACATGGCGGAACTCGCGGAGGAGACGCACGCGAGATGACCGGGTTCCAGGCGCACGAGCTGGTGACGGTGGCCGGCGTGTTCGGCCACGTGATGAAGGGCCCGTTCAGCACGGGCGGACCGCGCCGCTGGTCGGTGCGGATGTTCGACGGCCGCGCCGTGCTGACGCGGGAGGACCTGATTTTCAGCGCCGAGGGGCGCACAACGACTGACGGAGAACGACGATGAGCAAGAAGAAGATCATGATCACGGCCGCGGCGGTCCTGGTGGCGGCGAGCTGCGCGGCGCCGGCACACGCGACGCCCGGCGCGTACACGTACGGCGGGACCGTGCGGGTGACGGTCGCGGTGTACGGCGGCTGCGCGACGGTGACGTGGCCGAAGGGCTACACGTCCAGCACGTGCAGCACCGACCAGGTGTGGCAGGGGCCGATCACACCGGGGGACCGGTTCGGTGCTGCGGTGGTGTCGGCGTCGGGTGGGGTGTCGTGCCGGGTGGTGGATGTGTCGACCGGTGACGTGGTGTTCGCGGCCAGCGCGCGCCCCGGGTACGTCGCTGACTGCTTGCGGAGCGCGACGTGGTGACCGCGGCAACGGTTGAGCGGCCGAAGCTCACCGACCAGGAGGTCGCTTCGCTGCGGCAGATGATCGGCTACCGGCCGGAGTGGTCGGAGGTGGAACCTCGCGGCAACGGTGTCCTGTCCGAGGGGAATGCGCGGATCCGAGCCCGGATCGCTGCGGTTCTCGACGAGTACGGCGGGCCCGCTGTCCGCCTCCCGCACGGTGTGGCGCCGCGGATCATGCGGGAGCTGACGATCACCGAGACCCAGCTGAAGTGGCATCTGAAGGCGCTGCGGAAGGACGTGCGGCGGGCACTGTCGCCGCAGGAGCGGATCGAGTTGATTCTCGACGCGAATGGGTGGCCGCCTCGGATCGCCCTGTGCCCGCCTGGCGCTGCGACTGCCCTGTCGACGGTGGTGGGTGTTGATGAGCCGCAGGTGAAGCGGGCTGTTTGCAGCATCGCCCGGAAGCGGAGGGCGTGATGGGGAATCTGCTATTCGCGGGCTGGGTGTTGTTCGCGCTGGTCCTGGGCTGGCTGACCGCTTCGACGCCGAGCGGTCCCACGAGGACGGGGCTGGATGTGCTGCCGCCGAAGAACCACGAGACGAGAGAGGACGAGAGATGAGCGAGACGGAGATCGCCCCGTTGGGCGAGCACGGGAAGTTGCTGTTGCAGGCCGCGGTGGCGAAGGAGATCAAGGCCGTCGTGGACGCGTCGAAGGCGGCGTGCTTGGCGGGGATGCAGCCGGGGGACCGGCGCACCGTCACCCACGGGGACGTGAAGCTCGGGAGCGTCACCCTGACGGAGCCCACGAAGCAGGCCAATGTGACGGTCCGGGACCAGTTCGAGCTGTGGGTGGCGAACAACCATCCGACGGAGGTCGAGACGTACTGGCGTCCCCGACTGGGCGTGACGGCGGAGGCTTTGGCGGCGCTGCTGGTCGAGGTCGCGCCGGAGGTGGCTACCGAGTTCGTCGAGCACGTCGCTGGCGTGAACTCCGCGTTCGAGTCACGTGTGCTCGACGAGGTGTCGAAGGGTGGCGCTCCTGTGCCGGGCGTGGAGGTCTCGTCGCGGGCGCCGTGGCTGACGGTGCGGCCGTCGGCGGATGCGCTGGTGCAGGCGCGGGCGTTGATCGCCGGCCAGCCGATGCCCGAGCTGGGCGGAGGCGCGGCATGACCGCTACGAAGCAGGCCACCGTCCACGAGGCGTTCGCTGCTGTCATGGCCGCGGTGCAGGGCATCCGCAAGGGAGAGCGCGTCGAGTCCGGCCCGGCCCGATTCAACTTCCGCGGCGTGGACAGCGTCGTCAACGCCGTCGGGCCCGCTCTCCGCGAGCACGGCGTGCTGATCGTCCCGACCGCTGAGCACATCGACGTGGAGCGGTACGGCACGAAGACCGGCGGGCAGATGAAGAACGTCACGGTCACGATGCGGTACACCGTGTTCGGCCCGGCCGGGGATTCGTTCTCCGGGGTGTCGTTCGGTGAGGCGGCTGACGCGGGGGACAAGGCCGTGAGCAAGGCCCAGTCCGTCGCGTACCGGACGTTCCTGCTGCAGGCGCTGACGGTGCCGACGGACGAGCCGGACCCGGACCAGAACGTGCACGAGCGCGCGGCCAGACAGGACGCACCGCAGTCCGCACCGGATCCGCTGCAGATGGCGAAGGACCGGCTCGCGGCTGCGTGCCGCACCGCGGGCGTGGCGCCGCAGACGGTCATCGACTGGGCGATCACCCCATCGGGGCCGAACGGCGGTGTCGCGCTGAACGTGTGCACGGATCCGAAGGTGTTCGACGCGTTGGCGAAGCGTGTGCAGGACGGTGGGTTCGCGGATCCGACGCCGGATGAGGCGAAGGCCGCGGTGCAGGGCGAGCTCGGCGGAACCGAGGTGCCGGCATGAAGCTCTACAACGAACTCGAGCCCGGCGCGGTCGTCGGCGCTTCACTGCACCTGGATTCATGGGGTGAGCACGCACCGATGGGCCAGGGGGTCGCCGACACGGTCACCATCGGTGTCGACCCGGGGTGGGTGGCTGGGAAGTCGCTCTCCGGCATGTCGTCGCCGGACGGACTGCGTGAGCTGGCCGCGCATCTGCTGGTCCTCGCGGACCGGTTGGAGGAGTCGTGACGGCCCCGCAGGATCTGCTGGCGCACGGCCGGATGCGGCGAGAGGTCGCGCCGCCGAACCCGACGGTCCTCCGGGCCGCGAAGCGGCTGCAGCAGGCCTACGACCTCCACCTGCCGGGCTCACCGGAGCCGGATCTCACCGTCGAGGCGCCGGCGTGGGATGACCTGGACGTTGAGGCGCAGGGGGAGTGGATCGATGTGGCCCGGGTAGCGCTGGGAGTCGAGTCGTGAACGCGGCAGCGACCGTCCCGTCCAACGAGCTCGACGCGCTGTTCGACGCCGACCTCCCATGCTCCCGTCTCGTGCGGGGAGGCGACGAGCACGGACCTGCGACATGGCGCATCGACAGCGTCAAGTGCATCAGCAAGCGCCACGTCGAGTACCACCACAACGTCTGTGACCAGTGCATCAAGAACATGCGCGAGTGGTCGTCGCGGCCCGGCGAGTGGGTGTGTCCCGTCTGCGGGGAGGCTTTCCTGACGCGGTCGGCGACGTGGACTGAGAGGGCGCTATGACCGGGCCGGCGCCGCAGCTGACCGCGAACGAGGTGTCGATGCACCTCCTGGCCCTGGCCCGCGAGCTCGACCGGCTGACGTCGGCCCTGAACAACGAGGACGTGGAGCTCGCGCGGATGTCGGAGGAGCTGAAGCTCGCGGACGCGCGCGCCTTCCTCGGCGCCGAGGGGTCCGTTGATGCGCGGAAGGCGATCGCGGTCACGCAGACCGCGGAGCTGCGGGCTGCCGTCGCCGTGAAGGAGGCCGTCGTACGCGGCCTGATCCGCGAGTCGAAGGCCCTGTACGCGCGGATCGACGTGGGCCGCACGCACGGCGTGAACCTCCGCTCGGAACTGAAGACCTTGGGCGTCCAGCCCTGACCACCTGACCTAGGAGAAGGACATGAGCAACACCATCACGATCGAGGGCCGCGCGACCGCGCCGGCTGAGCTGCGCTTCGTGGCCAGTACCGGAAAGGCCGTCGCCACGTTCACCGTCGCCGACGACTACGGCCACCGCGACCGGCAGACCAACGAGTGGATCAAGGACGGCGTGACGTTCCTCCGCGTCGAGGTGTGGGACTACCTCGCGGAGGCGTGTGCCGAGAAGATCGGGAAGGGCACGAAGGTCACCGTGACCGGCGCGCTGCGGCAGCGGGAGTACGAGCACAACGGGGAGAAGCGCACCGCGTACGAGATCAAGAACGTCTCGCAGGTCGCGTTGCCGCTGGACCGGTTCAAGCCGCGGGAGCAGCAGGGGAGCGGCGGGCAGTACCAGCGGCCGTCCCAGCAGGACGATCCGTGGGGCTCGGCGCCCGCGGGCGACTTCGGCAGCTCCGACTCGAACATCCCGTTCTGATCATGGCGAGGCTCATGGAGTGCGTGCTCACCAGACCGGTGCGCACCAGACACGGGATGTTCGTCGCCGGCCTGACGGTGCACGCGGATCTCGACGTGGAGGCCCCTGCCGGGCAGGTGGAGTGCGTGATGTCGTCGATCGAGTCGGCGGCCGGCGTGCACGAGGTGCGGGCGTTGGTGCCGGACTCGGCGCTGCAGCTCGGTGGGGAGGTGGCGGCATGACGACCGCTCTCACGATCGGTTCCGCCTGCTCCGGCGCGGGTGCCCTGGACCTCGCGGTGGAACGCGTCTTCGGCGCCGCCCCGCGCTGGTTCTGCGAGTGGGAGGACGCCCCGTCGAAGGTGCTCGCCCACCACTGGCCCGGCATCCCGAACTACCGCGACCTCACCGCCGTCGACTGGTCCAACGTCCCGGCGATCGACGTGTTCACCGCCGGATACCCGTGCCAGCCGTTCAGCGCCGCCGGGAAGCGGAAGGGCACCGACGACGAGCGACACCTCTGGCCGTTCATCCTCATCGCCCTGAACACGTTGCGCCCGCGGTGGGCCGTGTTCGAGAACGTCGCCGGCCACCTCACCCTCGGCTTCGACGTGGTGCTCGCGGACCTCGCCGAACACGGCTGGTACGTCCGCTGGTTCGTGTGCAAGGCATCCGATATCGGTGCGCCGCACCACCGCAAGCGCGTGTTCATCCTGGTCTCGCGTGAGCCGCAGCCGGTGCCCGACGGTGCCCGCGAGATCGCGCACTACGAGCGCGTTGCGCACGGCCGCAACCCATGGGTGGAGCCCGACGCGGGCCTGTTCGGCACGATCCCGTTCGAGGACCGCTGGCCGGCGGCGGGATGCATCGTCGACGGCGTCGCCTACGAGGTGGACACCGAGCGCGCGGCACCCGCCGACGTCGATGTGCTGCCGACTCCGACGGTGGGGAACGCGACCGGGACCAACGAGCGGCGCGGTGGCGCACGCGGCGACGAGATGCTGCTCCCCGGCGTCGCGGTCGCGGCGGCCACCGGTGCTCTCCTGCCGACGCCGACTGCGAGCAACCCGAACGACAGCGAGGACTCCGCCACCTGGGAGGCACGGCGCGCCACGCTCGCCGTGCGCCACGGCAACAACGGCGCCGGGATGCCCCTCGGCATCGCCGTGCAGACCCTCCCCACGCCGACCGCGTCGGACGCCGACAAGGCCCGCAACAACCCGGCCCAGGCGGCTCGGCACTCCCCGCCGCTCTCCGCCGTGTCCGCACACTTTCCGACGCCGATCTTCTCCGACGCTGCGAACCCCGGCCCAGCCGACGGCGACCGGAACACACCCCAACTCCGCGCGATCGACGCGCTGCTCCCCACGCCTGAGGCGAAGCTCGCCAACAGCGGCCCCGACTACACCCGCGCCAACCTCCAGGGCTCAGGCGGCGACGACCTCATCACCATCGCCGCGCGCGCCGAGAACGAACGCGGCACCAGCTGGGGCAAGTACGAGCCGGCCGTCCGACGGTGGGAGTACGTCCTCGGGCGCCGCTCACCGTCCCCCACCGAGCCGAACAGCAAGGGCCGGCCACGCCTCGCAGCAGCGTTCGCCCAATGGATGATGGGCTGGCCCGAAGGGTGGGTCACCGAACCCGCGATCTGGACCGACGACCGCGAGGTCATCGAGAAGATCCGCGCCGGGTTCATGCCCGCCACCGCACGCAGCGCGCAGCTCAAGATCATCGGCAACGGTGTCGTCGACCGGCAGGCCGAGCACGCCCTCCGCACGATGCTCGCATGGCGTGACGAGTCGCTGGTGGGTGCGGCATGAGCCAGATCAAGCCGAGACCGGACCGCCTGGCGAAGCCGTCGAGCGCTCGGTCCCCGGGCCGGCCGGAGGGCTTCCCGCGCCCGGTGCGCGACCTCATCGTGGCCCGGGCGGGTGGGGTGTGCGAGCTCTGCGGCGTGCTGCCGGTGGCGCAGATCCATCATCGGCGGCCGCGGGGCATGGGCGGCAGCAGCGACCCGGGTACGAACCGGGCGGCCAACGGTCTCGCGCTGTGCTCGTGCTGCCACGACGTCGTCGAGGGCCGGTCCGTGGAGCATCCGCAGCTCGGCCGGGTGCGCGGGTCTCGTGCGGAGTCGGAGCGGAAGGGCTGGCTGATCTCTCGGCTGTCGCCGGACGCGCCGGATGAGGTGCCGGTGTGGACGGCCGCGGGCTGGGTGCAGCTGTCGGACGGCGGCGCGAAGCGCCGGATCGAGGGGAGGCCGGGATGACCTGGGAAGAGAAGTACGTGGTGGACCACCGCGGCTGTCATGTATGGCAGCGGGCGAAGCAGACGCGTGGGTACGGCGTCGTGTGGTTCGACGGGAAGGTCCGGCTCGCACATCGGGTCGCGTGGTTCATGAAGCACCGCGCGTGGCCCACCGCAGGCTTCGTCGTCGACCACATCTGCGAGAACAAGGCCTGCGTGAATCCGGACCACCTGCGGGAGCTGACCAACGGAGCGAACATCCGTCGCGCGTACCCGCGTGGATCAGCGGAGGTCGAAGCGAAGCGCGCCATGTGGCGCAAGAGCCAGTCCGCGAGCCGGGCTCGCCAATCAGCAGGGAGAGGGTGAGTCAGATCACGTGGTTCAAGATCGACGACGGGTTCTGGTCGCATCCGAAGGTCGCGATGCTCTCGGACGGCGCGGTGGCGTTGTGGGCTCGCGCCGGCTCGTACAGCTGCCAGCACCTGACCGACGGGGTGGTGGCGCGGACTCTGCTGCGGATGCTCGGCACCGTCGACGCGGCGGATGAGTTGGTGGCCGCTGGCCTGTGGGATGCGACGCCGGACGGGTGGGTGTTCCACGACTGGTCGGAGTATCAGGAGACCAGTGCTGTTGTGAAGCGGCGGCGTGACGAGTCGCGTGAGCGGCAGCGGCGTTCGCGTGCACGTCGCGAAGAAAAGCGCAGTGACACACAGGGTCCGTCACGGGGTGAGTCACAGAGTGTGTCGCGCGTGACCGATGACGTGACAGACGGTGTGAGTTCGCTACCCCCGACCCGACCCGACCCGACCCGACCCGACCCGACCTCTGAGGTGGTTACGGGGGGAGGGGGCGTTACGTCCGGTAACGCGCGCGAGACCCCGCCCCCCGGGAATCTCGATCCGTCGAACCCGCGGTGCCCGAAGCATGTCGGCGTCTCGGCTTCGGACGCCGGCCCGAACTGTGTCGGGTGCAAGCGGGTCCGGGAGTGGTGTGAGTCGGCGCCGGAGCGGGCGGCAGCGGATGACCTGTCGGCGCGCCGGTCGAGACGCGAGGCGATCGACGGGTGCGGGCTGTGCGACGACCAGGGCTACGTGCTGGGTGTGGAGCCGGTGCGCCGGTGTGCGCATCTGAGACCGGCGCAGGAATCGTGATCGAAATGTGTTCTGGGACAACAGTTAGCGGCGGTCGCGTCGATAGAATGAGTAGACCGGAGGTGGTCGGAATGCGAAGAAGCTCAAGGTTTTACGCCCCGAACGGGTTGACTTTCGCGGAGGAGTCGGTGCGGGCGGATCGGCATCGTGCGGCGGTGCAGGCGCTCCGTGACGCGGAGCAGGAGACGGTTTGGGGTGAGTGCCCGGAGTGCGGCCGAAAGTGCCGTCAGCGGGCTGCTGGGCCGTCGGAACCGTGCTTCCTGTGTGAGCATGAGGCCCCCGGATCGTCGGTTGCGGATCGGAGGGCGTCATGACCGCCCCGTCGCCGGCATCTTCCGCTCAGCCGGGTTGGCGTGGCACCGACCCCGACGGCGGAACGTGGGTGCTGACGCCGCGAAAGGACTCGCTCCCGTGGATCGAAGTCCTGGTGAGTAATGGCAGAGCCCACTACCGCTCGCAGGAGGAGGCCGAGGCCGCGGGCCTGGTGCCGCTGGTGGCCGCAGACGGTCGTGCTGCCGAAGGCTCGTTCGTGCGCTGCGACAAGGAAGGGCCGAACGGTCAGTGCGACCAGAACGCCCGCGTGACCCATGTGTGCTCCCGTAAAGGCCACCCGATCGACTCCGTGGAGACGGGCGCGGGGGAACGATTCACGCCGGGTATCGACACCGCTCCCGCCCCGCTGGACCCGGGCAACCCCGAACACCTGCGGCAGGTTGCCGACGTGCTTGGTCGGCTCACCCCGAGGTCGCTCGGCGTGACGATGACCCTGCTTGACGGGGTACTTCGCGGGGTACGCGCACTGGCCGACCGCATCGAGCGTGAGGCTGCCGAGAAGGTGCAGGAGGCCGAGGACCGGAAGCTGGCGACCGAGAAGGCGCGAGCGAAGAACCCCGCCGAGTGGGAGACGCTGCCCGAGTCCGACCAGAACACGATCGTCGACATGGTTCTCACGGGCATCCGTGCCGCTGACGAACGTGCTGGCCGTGCCGAGGGGAGCGCATCGTGAGCGCCCAGGACCGGCTCACCGTCATTGTGGCGGAGCACGCTGTCGAGTACGTGAACGTCTCCGATGAGGCGATCTGCAAGTGCGGGAAGCTGATCCCGGAGTCCGAGCACCCCGCCCACGTCGCTGCCGTGATCGCCTCCGCCGACGACCTCGCCGTCATCGAACTGCCGGAGCCGGATGGTGACTACTGGCAGGCTGGCCCGTTCGAGGTCACGACCTCAGTCGGCGGGGAGGTCATCGTGGACCACGAGTACTGGCTCAGCCCGAGCGACGCGACCGCGGGGTGCGCCGGAATCCTGGCCGCTGTGAAGGCTGCGGAGGCGGTGAGCGACCGTGGCTGACCGATGCGACGCCGAAGACTGCCCGATGTGGGACGGCGACGGCTGCCCGTGCGAGACCTTCGGTCTCGATCGCGACGACTTGCCGGCCAGCGGGACGTTCACGACCGAGGAGGTGAACCGCGATGGCGAGTGAACCGACCGACCTCATCCGCGAAGCCACCGCAGCCCTCGACGGCAACGGCATCGAGGCCCGCCTACTGTCGTCCTGTCGAGCGGAGAGCGACGCGCTGGATGATCTGGTGCGCCGCCTGCGGGATGCGCTCGCCGAGAAGCACACCGGGTGCGGGTGCCGTCACTGCCAGCGGCAGTTCGACGCGATGGTGGTCGCCCTGGCTGAGGCGAACGCCACCATCGCCTCCCTCCGCGAGCGGGAGGAGACCGTCGAGTGGACCGTGGGCTGCCCCATCGGCGGCACCTGGACACCACACGGCTCCCCGCCGCACCAGTCCCGCGAAGACGCCTACAACCAGGCGGTCGGACTTGCGTGCATCGATGAGGCTCGCGGCTGGGAAGTCCGTTCCCGCACCGTCACCGCCTGGCTACCTGACGTGTCGTCGTGACTGGGGCGTGGGGGTTGGCGGCGTTGGCCGGCGTCGTCATCGAGGGGGAGCGGTGATCCCGATCTGCGAGCACTGCCACCACGACTACATCGACCGCACCGACCATTCGAACTGCGACGGCGACGGCGCCGCCAAGGAGGACTGACCGATGAGCCTGCCCCGCACCCCCGAGAACTTCCCGCGGATGAAGCACCGCGCCGCGAAGCGCGCCGGCTACAGCAGCCCCTGGTGGTCCGGCCTCGTGAACGGCCTGCCGACGGTGATCGACGACGGCCCCACACTCCGCCTGTTCGACGCCGACTGGAACCTCGTCACGGCAGCGCGAACGCACTCGGAACGCCGCAAGCTGTGGCGTGACCTCACCGGCCGGGCGGTGGCCCTGTGAACCCCGTCAGCCCCGTCACGTGCCCGATGTGCCAGGCCCGCCCTGGCCGGCCGTGCACGACCCTCGACGGCGCCCCACGCGCCACCGTCCACCACGCCCGCGAACACGCCGAGGAGAACCAACGATGATCACCGATCAGGTGGACCACACCGTCGCAGCGATCGACGAAGCCCTGTCCAGCGAGGACATCACGGACCTCGTCGACTGGCAGCTCTCCCGTTACGACGAGCGCTCCGGCTACGACCACCACGTGAACCAGCCCGCGCGCTGCGGCCACTGCGGACGGGAGGAGCACGGCCTCGCGATCACCGAACGCATCGAGTCGATGCGCTGGCAGGGCTTCTACGACAAGGACTATCGCTACGACGAGGACACCTCACCGCTCCTCTGCCCGGGCAGCTACGTCCCCGGCCCGGTTGGGTTCCGTCGCGCGCACGACCACGAGCAGTTGCATGCCTCCTGGGGCAACGCCCTAGGCGCCGTCACCACGTACGCGCGCGGCGGCCGGATCGAGATCCCGCAGGGCCTCGGCCAGGACTTCGCCCTCACCACAGACTGTGCCGCCCCGTGGGTGGTCGTTCAGCCGAATCCGTGGGTCCGCCTATCGGGCGTCATTCAGACTTCGCAGGATGCACTTGCCCCGTTGATGGAGTCCGCAGCGAGCGCATGGGGTGCCATCCAGCACGCCGCGACCGTCTTGAACAGCACCCCGGTCACGGTCCGCCTCATCGACGGCACCGGCCGCCCGATCCCGCTCCGCGACGCCAAGGGCAGCAACCTCCAACCCACCGACACCGGGTTCACGATCAAGCTCGACCTCCCACCCCGCGGCCTTCGCGCCGCTGTCCGCGACCGCGGGCCCGGCGCACGCATCATCGTCGAAGGCCCCGCCGGCGCACGGGAACGCATCGCCGGCACCGTCGCGGACGTCTCCCTCACCGACGACGGTGCTCGCTTCGAGCTCGACGTCACCTCCGAGCATCACCGTCTGCCCGCCGTGTACACCGAGCCCGAGGAGACCCACCCGTGACCGCACCCCACGAGATCCCCGAGCAGGAGTTCCGGCAGCGCCTGCACCAGTTCCGCGACGCCATCCACGATCTCATCGGCGCCCGCTTCCAGAACTTCCAGCTCGACGACGGCAGCAACAGCATCCACGAGGCCGACTGCCGCTATCAGCAGCTCCGCGCGCACCTCGCCGGGCAGCAGGGCACCGGCAACTCCCACGCCCACCGCTCCATGCCCGCCCTGTGGGCCGACGCGGTGGACGTTCTCCGCGACATCGACGCCACCGTCACCGCCTGGCAGCCCGACCCGGGCCCGTTCGACGGCGACCTCACCCACGCGCCGACCCCGGAGACCGTTCGCCGCCTCCGCCTCCTCGAGGCCAGACCGTGGGCGCCGGCGAACACGACCGACCTCACCGTCGCGGCCCGCGCGCTCGAGCGGTGGGCGAAGCAGGTCGACGACCTCCTCGACCCACCGCCGCGCATCGACCTCGCCGCACCCTGCCCTGCGTGCGGCGAGTCCATCGCGTACCGCCGGGACAGCGCCGGGGAGACCGTCCGCTCGGCCGCGCTGCAGGTCAGCTCGGACGGCTGCACCTGCCTGTGCTGCCGCTACACGTGGACGCCGGACTACTTCACGCACCTGGCACGCACCATCGGGTGCGCGTTGCCGACCGGCGTCCTCGAGTAGCGACGTCTCAGCAGGAGAGGAAGGCGCGCTTCACCCAGCCGCTGACCCAAGGCTTGTCCGGCGAGCTCCCCTGACTCCAGGCGGAACCCTCCGCGACGGTCCACCATGTCTCATCCCACTTGTCGCCGCTGTTGAGCCACTGGGTGCTCGTACTCGACTCGGACGGACTCGAGTACACGTTCGCGGACGGGTAGCTGACCGTGCAAGATGACGCCGCGTTCGCTGCGGGCGCTGCCGGCAGCAGGATCGTGGTCGCGAGCGCTACGGCGAGTACTGCTGGCGTGAGCTTCTTCTTCACAGTGTGACTCCTTCACTCCGTTGATCCGGGCAATCCGCCCGTAATGGAGTCTGAACCGAATCGCCGTAGTTTGCCTTGCGAATCGGGTGAACTGTGCGGAAACAGGAATTGGAATCCAACACACGTGGGCTTATCGCCACACGCAAGCGAAAGATCAGGTACAGTCAGAGGCGCGGCACAGGTGTCTTCAAAACCTGGCCGCATTCGTGTCTTCCGCCCCGGGCATCGTCACCCTCGGCGGACGCTGCCCCGATAGCCGCCAGCCAGCGCACGGTGCAGCACGATTCCCCGGCCGGGTGTCGTACCGCTCATCACGGTCAAGCACCCCACCACGGCCCCCTTCGCAGTCACAGCACCCCGACCGCCCTACTCCGGGCCGGGTGGCATCCGGGGCTCGAGGTGCTGCACCCGCCGGGGGATCACACCAGGCTCAGGAAACACCAGGTGGCACTCGGGAAAGCGCAGGTCGCTCATGGACGACTGGGACCAGCTCACCAACCTCGGCGACTGCGGCGCGATCCGCGAGACCTACATCCCCGGCGTCAGCATCCGCTGGGTCACCGCGGGCGAGTACATCATCCCGGCACGGGTGGCCCGACGCTACGCCAATGGCCTACTCGCACGGCTCAACGCAGCGGCATGAGCACCAAGCACGACGGCGAGTTCCACGAACCGACCTGTGCAGTGCGCATGAGCAGGAACGGCTGGCCCATCGAAGCCATCCACGACACGATCCTCATCCCGTGCAAGGCGATCCGCGCTCAGCTCCACCGCGCCGAGATCGACTCGCAGGGGTTCATGCGCGACCACATCGTTCGATCGAAGCTCACATGAGCCGCTGGAACGACGGCGGCCGCTACCACGGTGGCTTCCCCACGAAGGTGAAGGCCGAAGCACGACGCACACTCCCGATGCGCTGCGCACAATGCGGAGACGAGGACGCGCCGCTCGAGCTCGACCACATCACCAACGCAGCAGCCGGCGGCACCAACACCCTGACCAACGCCCAATGGCTCTGCATCCCATGCCACCGAGCGAAGACCAAGGCGGAGAGCGCCGCCGCCCACAAGGCACGGGCAGCCCGCCGACGCCTCCCCACCGAACCCCACCCAGGACTACGCTGATGGGACTCGACACCTCACCAGGAGTAGGCGCCAGCACCCAGCTCAACGCCTACTGGACCACCGGCCCCGGCCTCGCCAAATGGGCCGACAGCCCCCACCCCTGGACCACCCTGTACACCGAACTCCGGAAGTACATGAGCGACACCAAAGCCCGAGGGCTCACCACCGAGTACTACGTCCGCGTGTTCGGCCACGGCCCCGGCCACCACTGATCGAACACCGTTCGAAACACCCCACTCCCTACCGAACACCACGGAGGGGTGGGGGAGGACCCCAGTCCGCTTTCAGGCCAGCGCCGGAACGTATAGCACCCCAGATCCTGCGTGCGCCTTTCCTAGTGTTTCGGCACTGCTTGTTCGAACGCGGCCCTGGTGGCCTGCGCTGAATCCCTTAGACCCTGGAGGTCGCCGTGGGCGCTGTTGAACCTGATGGGCTGGATGTTGCCGGCCGGAAGCTGTTCGTCGACATCACGTCGCAGTACAAGCTGCGCGCGGACGAGCTCCGAATCCTCGAGGATGCGTGCTTCGAGGCGGACCTGATCGACAGTCTCCGCGAGGAGCTGAAGGATCAGCCGACGCTGGTGAAGGGCTCGCAGGGGCAGAAGGTCATCAACCCGATGATCTCGGAGCTGCGGCAGCACCGGGCGACGTTGTCGAACCTGCTGAAGCAGCTGCGGCTGCCGGATCCGGCGGACACGGCGGAGGCCCGGTCGACGCAGGCGCGCGCGGCCGCGAACGCCCGCTGGCAGAAGCGCACCGGGTAGCCGGTGGCGACGACCCTCAGCGCGGGTGTCGCGACGAAGGACGACGACTCCTTCGCGGCGCTCCGCGCTCCGGCCGACTGGTACCGGCACGAACTGGAGAGCTCGTTCGGGCGGATCGCTCGGGAGCGCCGCTGGGAGCCGGTGAAGATCGGCCCGACGTGGCAGACGGTCGGCAACGGCGGCTGGCTGCTCCCGCAACGGACCCTCGGCTGGCACATGCTCGGCTGGTGCGGGATGCGGCTCCGCGGCCCCGACGGCGCGGAGCAGGTGTTCACGCTCGAGCAGGCCCGGTTCCTGCTCTGGTACTACGCCGTCGACGAGAACGGCCGCTGGCTGACGTCGAATGCCGTGCTGCAGCGACTGAAGGGGTGGGGCAAGGACCCGCTGGGCGCGGCGATCGCCGCGTACTCGGCGTTCGGGCCGTCGATGGTCGCCCGGATCGACGACGACGGCACCGTCCACGGGACGCAGAACCCCGCGGCGTGGGTGCAGGTCGTCGCGGTGTCGCAGGAGCAGACGAAGAACACGATGAAGCTGTTCCCGACGATCCTCCCGCCGGACACGATCCGGCGGTACGGGATCCAGATCGGCCGGCTGAACGTGTGGGGCCTCGGCGACACGGTCCAGATCGAGGCGATCACCTCGTCTCCGCTGGCCGTGGAGGGCGGTCGACCCACGCAGGTGATCCGCAACGAGACACAGAACTGGAACAGCTCGAACCAGGGCCACGATCTCGCGGGCGCGGTCGACGGCAACGTGGCGAAGTCGCCGCGAGGCACGGCCCGGATCCTCGACATCTGCAACGCGTACCGGCCGGGCACGGACTCGGTGGGGGAGCGGACCCGGGAGGCGTGGGAGAACGCGTGCGCGGCCGGGATCGACATCGGCCTGCTGTACGACTCCCTCGAAGCACCGCCGGACGCTCCGCTGACGGTGGAGGAAGCTCCCGCCGTGCTCGAGGCGGTCCGCGGCGACGCGTACTGGCTGGACACCGCCTCGGACGGCGAGATCCTGAAGTCGATCGCGCGGACCACGAACAGTCCCAGCGAGTCCCGGCGGAAGTGGTACAACCAGATCACCGCCACCGCGGACGCGTGGATCACGCCGCAGGCCTTCGACGCGCAGGCGGTGCCGCAGATCGTCGCCGATGACGAACCGGTGGTGCTGTTCTTCGACGGGTCGAAGTCGGACGACTCGACGGGCCTCGTCGGCTGCCGACTGTCCGACGGATTCGTGTTCACGGCCGGGGTGTGGGAACGCCCACCGAACCGGGAGGCGTGGCAGGTCGACCGCGAGGCCGTCGACGTCCGCGTCACCGAGACCGTGGAGCGGCTGAACGTGATCGGCCTGTGGGCGGACCCATCGGACGCCCGCGACGACGAGACCGGTGAGCGGTTCTGGGAGGACCTCCTGGACCGCTGGGCGCGCCGCTGGGGCCGCCAGTTCACGATGCACGCGGTGAAGACCGGCGACGGTGCGCACCCGATCATCTGGGACATGCGCTCACCGGCGCACCAGAAGCTGTTCGTTGAGCACGCCGAGCGCGCGATGACGGACATCATGGAAGGCAACTTCCCCCACGACGGCCACAAGAAGCTGGCGCAGCACGTGAAGAACGCGCGCCGCCGGCCGTCGAAGTACGGCATCTCGCTCGGCAAGGAGCACCGCGAGTCCCGCCGGAAGGTCGACCTCGCCGTGTGCGCGGTCGGCGCCCGGATGATGTGGCGGATCCACGCCGCGCAGCAGGATGACGGACCCATCTGGACCAACAAGGCGACGTCGATCACGAGAGGACGGTGGTGATGCGCCCCAACGACGCAGTGGCCGCGGCCCTCAACATCATGAACGGTGCCCGCGCGTGGGAATCGGTGCGGTTGGAGCGGATCTTCCGCGCGATGCAACCGGCCCGCGACCTCGAACCGCCGAAGGACGGGCAGGGCCGGTACGAGACGGACCTGTGGCTGAACACCTGGTCGAACCAGCTGGGCCCGAACCCCCTCGACGTGCAGGTCCCGCGTGACGCGCCGGCCGCGATGCACCGCCTCGCGGGGAAGTCCCGCACGAACTTCCTCCCCCTCGTGGTGGACACGTTCTCGCAGGTGATGAAGGTCGACAACTACCTCGCCTCGGATGGGCTCACCACCCCGTCGGCGTGGAACGACTGGCAGCGGAACCGGTTCGATGCCCGGCAGACCGGTGTGCACCGCGCCGCGCTGCAGTACGGCGTCTCGTACGTGACGGTCCTCCCTGGCGACAGCGGCATCCCCGACGACAGTGGGCCGGTGTGGCGCGGCGTGAGTCCCCGCAACATGACCGCCGTGTACGACGACCCCACGGCCGACGAATGGCCGATGATGGCCCTGGAGATCGACCGGCAGCTGGTGAAGCTGTACGACGAGACCAACGTTTACTTCCTGGGCGCCGAGAACGTTCCCACGGACTCCTGGGGCTACCCGAACTGGAACACCCTCGCGCACGGCCTGACGTACATCGAGGCGCGTGAGCATGGCGTCGGCCGCTGCCCCGTGGTGCGGTTCCAGGACAAGATGCTCCTCGAGGGCGAGGAGCAGTTCGGCATCGTCGAGCCGCTCATGACGATCCAGCAGCGGATCAACGAGACGAACTTCGGTCTACTTGTGACGCAGTACTTCTCGGCGTTCCGGCAGCGGTACGTGATGGGCTGGTATCCGGACTCGGAGGCTGACGAGGCGCGGGCGTTCGCCGGCGACACGTGGCTGTTCAAGGACGCCGGCGTGAAGGTCGGTCAGTTCGAGGAGTCCTCGCCGGAGTACTACATCAAGTCGAAGGCGGCGGCGATCCAGGACCTGTCGGCGATCTCGCAACAGCCGCTGCAGAACTTCGGCTCCGACGGGATCAGCAACATCAGCGCGGAGACCCTGTCCGCGTTGGAGACCGGCATGGCCCGCAAGTCCGACGAGATCACCACCAGCCTCGGTGAGAGCTGGGAGCAGGCGTTCCGGCTGTCCGCGTACATCAACGGCGACTCCGACGGTGCGCGGGACTTCGGCTCCGAGGTGAAGTGGCGCGACGTCACGTCCCGCAGCTTCGCGCAGACCGTCGACGGCCTCGGGAAGCTCGGTCAGATGCTGGGCGTGCCCGACGAGATCCTCTGGGAGGACATCCCGAACTGGACTCGGGAGAAGGTCGAGCGGGCGAAGGCGATGCGGCAGAACGCGGACCCGCTGAGCGCGCTGTACCTCGACGCCGCGCAGGCCGCGCCCGCCGTATCCCGCGGCATCGAGACCGAGGCGACGGTAGCGGCCGATGACCGAACCGGTACCGCCGGCAGCTAGCGCCGCGGTCCTCGACGCCGTCGGGCTACAACGAGCCCAGGCTGCGATCACGAAGGCCATCGTCGACGCGATGCTGCGGGCGCTCAACAAGTTCGGTGTCCCCGCCACGGCGGGGGAGCGGGCACAGTTCGCGCAGCGCGTGCTGCCGGAGATGATGCGTGCGCGCGAGCAGTCGTATACCGCGGCGGTCGCGCACATGCGGTACACCGCACTCCACGCCGGGCAGGTGATGCCCGAACCCGCGGAGATCCGGCGGTACGGGATGTGGGCGATCGAGTCCGCGATCGAGCAGGCGAACGTGCCCGACCCGACCGCGATGGACCAGGTGACCCGCGCTGCGGCGAAGCGGCCCGACCCGCGCCGGCAGATCGCAGCGAACCTCGCGCGCCACGCCCTAGCCGCCGGCCGGGACGCGATCGTCGCGACCGCGGAGCAGCAGGGCGAGGAGGTCGGCTGGGCGCGGGTACTCACCGGTGCTGAGAACTGCGCGTTCTGCATGATGCTGGTGTCTCGCGGCCCGGTGTACCGCTCGCAGCGGTCGGCAGGGTTCCGCGCGCACACGCACTGCGACTGCTCGTGCACCCTCGTCTTCCACGGGAAGCGGTGGCACGGGCAGGACGACTACGAGCGGCTCGAGGACCTGTGGGCTGAGGTCACACGAGGAGAGTCCGGCAAGGGGAAGTTCGACGCGTGGCGCCGCCACATCGACGGCCTCAACCGGGCCGAGGCCGACGACGAACCGACGGAGGATTGGCGGGCACGGCAAGACGCCCTGCCCATCGACTTCCACGGCGATCGGCTGGAGCCGCACGAGATCCAGTTCGTCGAGCGGTTCCTCGCCGCCGGTGAGCGGTTCGAGTGGATCCCGCGCGACAAGAACCGTCGATCCACGAACGACTTCGTGTGGACCAGCAACGGTGGCATCCCGACGGAGCTGAAGTCGACGAAGGCCAGGTACGAGTCGATCCACGGCACGATCGTCAAAGCCGCCTCGCGGGCCGCCCGCCACGGCGTGGTGAAGGACAACTTCGTCATCGATCTCGGCGACCAGGAGCTGACCCGCGAGCTGCGCTCCGACATGGAGCGGTTCAACGTCGGCCGGCAGAAGTACCGGCTGTCCGGCCTGTGGGTGATGTCCCGCGGCGAGATCACGCAGATCGCTCTCGCTGAAACGTGAAGCGGGGCGCATGCCTCCATGAAATGGAGGGGCGCCCCGCAGCCCTCAGGATACTCGCCGTCGCGCGCGAGCGCGACCACGAACTCCCCGCCCAGGTGGCCGGGGCCCAAGAAAACGCCCAGGAGGCAACCCCCATGACCGCTCCCGCCCCGATCGAGCAGCCCGCCGCGACCGTCGTCGCTCCCGCCGCACCCGCGGCGCCGAGCGCACCCGTTCCGCCTGCCGCTCCGACGCCCGCCGCCCCCACGGCGGCTACTCCTCCGACGGCGCCTGCCGCACCCGAGGCCCCGGCGGCCCCGCAGCAGGAGACCCCGGAGGCCGCACCCGAGGACGAGCTTCCCGCCTGGGCGCGAGACCAGCTGAAGAAGGCACGCAACGAGGCCAAGAACCTCCGCGACCGCCTGAAGCAGCAGGAACCGCTCGTCGCGGCCGCCCAGGAAGCGGAACGCGCCAAGATGACCGAACTCGACCGCACGAAAGCGGATCTCGCAGCGATGCAGCAGCAGCTCGAGGCCCGAGACACCGACGTGCTGAAGGCCGTGTTCCAGCTGACCGACGAGGACCTGGAGTTCATCGGCGGCGGCACCTTCGAGGAGCGGTCAGCGCGCGCGGAGAAATTCGCCGCCCGCGTCAACGCCTCCAAGACGACTTCCCCCGGTGGGCCGCCGTCGAACCGCCCGCAGGTGAACCTGCGGCCTGGCGCATCACCTGATGTGCCGGTCCAGCCGGACGACTCCTACCCGTCGCACTGGCTCCCCAAGAGCGCACAGCGCTCGTAACCACTCCGAAGGAGACGCCTCATGGGCATCTACAACAACGAGTGCATCCCCCTCTACGACGACGGCGACAACATCACGTTCAAGGCGTCCGTCGCGGTCTCGGGGAAGCGCTTCGTCGACATCGCCAACACCGGCCAGGACGCCACATCCGGGACGTTCGTCGCGGCACTCCCCACCGCGGGCGGCAAGACCGTCGGCGTCGCCGCGTATGACGCGCCGGCCGGGAACCTGTTCAACGCCATCCGCGGCCGCGGGGTCGTCGTGCCGGTGGTCGCCGGCGCCGCGGTCACCGCGGGCGCCGAGGTCCAGGTCGACGCCACCGGCGCCGTCATCCCCCTGGCGTCGGGTGTGGCTGTCGGCCGCGCCTACACCGCCGCGACCGCGAGCGGAGCCGAGTGCTTCGTGAGCCTCTACTAGGAAGGGCCGCAGATCATGGCTAACCCCACACTGCCCGTTCAGTACCCGCTCGGCCCGCCCCAGGTGTCGGGTTCGACGCTCACCGTCGATACGATGCTGCGGGAGCCGACGCGGATCACCCGCTACATCAGCGACCTGTCGCTGCAGCGGTTCTTCGCCGACCAGGTGTTCTCGCCCATCGGCGGCGTCTCCGGCGGCGCGATCCTCTACACGCAGCTGACGTACAACGATCTGTACTCGACCCGCGACGTCGCGAACGTGGCTCCCGGGGCCGAGTTCCCGATCGTGTCGGCCGACCGGCCCACCCCGCAGGTGGCGCAGGTCGAGAAGTTCGGTGGCAAGTTCGCCGTCACCGACGAGGCCCGCGACCGCAACGACCCGTCGGCGATCCAGATGGAGTCGATGAAGCTCGCGAACACCATCAACCGGAAGCTGCACCAGCGCGCCGTGGCGACCCTCAATGCGGCGATCACCTCGGACACGACCGTGGGCGGCAACAACTGGGCGTCGGTGGTCACCAGCGGCACGTCGCAGGCCACCGCTCAGCAGTGGCCCGCCGCGGACCTGGCCAAGGCGCAGCTCGTCGCAGACCGTACGGAGCTCGGTGTCGACTTCAACCTCCTGCTGGTGAACCCGCAGGAGAAGGCGAACTTCGACATCATCTACGGCGCCTCGTCGCAGTCCTCGGCAGCGGTGCTCGCTGCCTACGGCTTGACGATGTTCGCAACGAACCGCGTCGCCCCTGGAACCGCGTACCTCCTGGCCTCCGGTCAGGTCGGTGTGATGGGCGTCGAGAAGCCCATCTCCACGGAGACGTGGCGCGAGGCGGAGGAGCAGGTGACGTGGGTGCAGACCGACGTCCGCCCGGTCTTCGCGGTCACCAACCCGTATAGCGTGGTCAAGCTCACCGGCATTGGCCCGCTCGATCCGAACTGGAAGGGCTGAGTCATGGCCACGTTCAAGGCACGCATCACCGCGCAGTACATCGATGTCGACGGGAAGCGGCGCGAGTCGCGTGCAGGAGAGATCGTGCACGTACACCCCGACGACGTCGAGCACTTCCTCCAGAGCCACGACGCGTTCCAGCCGGAGCTCGTCGAGGACGATGGCAAGGAAGCCGACGACGCCCCGTCGTCGACGGACGACGCGAAGGGCGCAATCGCAGACGCATCCGACAAGCCGGATGCCAAGGCTGCACCCCGCGGTCGTGCGAAGGCAGCCGAGGGTGACGACGCCTAACCAGGCGTACGCCACAGCGGACGATCTCGAGGCCCGCTGGCGGACCCTCAGCGACGACGAGAAGGTGAGGGCGAACACGCTCCTCGCCGACGCGTCGTACTGGGTCCGCCAGTGGTTCCCCGTCGAGACCCGCCGAATCGACGCAGGCCAAGCAGAGTCGACCGGCGTGAAGATCCTCGTCTGCGCGATGGTCAAGCGGGCCATGATCTCCCTCAACGATGACGGCACGTCGTCCGAGACGGAGACGTACGGCCCGTTCAGCCACACTCGCGCGTTCTCCAACCCGTCGGGGAATCTGTACATCCTCGACTCGGAGGCGCAGATGATCCAGGGTCGCGCGTCGGGGTTCATGTCGATGCGGATGAAGGGCGCCTGGTGAGCTTCCGCTACGGCGAGGCGATCACCATCGTCCGGCCGGATGCTCCCCGCGACCGGTTCGGTGACCGCCCAGGAGGCCCCACCGGAACCCGCGTCGACGGCGTCGGGTTCGCGTTCGACTCCACGTCCGCGTCATGGCCCCAGGAGGCCGAAGACCGCGGACTCGCCCAGGCGACCCTGTTCCTGCCGAAGGGCACCGACATCCGCAAGGGCGACACGATCATCCGCGTCGCCGACGGATCGAAGTGGCACCTCGTCGGCCGGACCGAATGGGACCACAGCGTGCAGCCGCAGACCGGGTGGGATTCCGGCATGTTCACCCAGCGAGTACGGGAGGTCACCTAGATGGAGAACTTCAAGTACAGCTACCGCGGCATGGGTGAGGTCCTGCGTTCCACCAAGGTGGAGGTGCTCACCCGGATGACCGGTCTGCGCGCGCTTGGCTTCTACCAGTCGATCGTGGCGCACCGCACCGGCCAGCTCGCCGCGTCCGCACGGGTGGTCATGAGCAAGGGATCGAACGGCCGGCCCGTCGCGACCCTGGCGGTCGGCGGCGACGACGCGGTCTACGGGCTCGCGCACGAATTCGGCTTCGACGACGGCGACAGCAACATCCAGGCCGCGCACCACGACCTCCTCACCGTTCTCGGGATGCTCCGGTGACCTGGCAGCCCCCGGCGGGCTACAGGCGCCGCATCCCCGACGCGGAGGCCCTGCTGCTCGACATGGTGCAGCCGCTCCTCGACGCCGGCACACCGGTGGGTCGCGCGGTCACCTGGTGGCCGGACGACACACCGGACCTGATCGCCGAGGGCATCCCTCTCGTCCGAGCGCGGAAGGTCCCCGGCACCACCGAGATGGACGGCCGCCTGGTGCAGGCCAACCTCCTCCTGTCGGTGCGCACCGGCTCCCGGGCGGAGTCGTGGGACGTCCTCGCGTACCTCACCGATGAACTGCACCGCCAGTACTGGAAGGGCGGGGTCGTCTCCCGCTCCGACGGCACCCGCACGGCGGTTCACCACTGCGAAGTCGAGGCCGCTGATCAGCAGCTGCCCGAGCTCGACCCCGATTGGCGCGTCGTCTCCAACGTCGTCACGTTGACGCTGCGGCGCACTGCCTAACCACCCCCGCCCCAAGCAGCCCCCGGCCAACCCCGGGGGCTGTGTCGTACCCACCCTCAGAAGGAGGCTCGCCATGAGCCAGACCCAGACCCAGCTCTACAAGCAGGCCATCGACGTCGGTGCGCTCGCCGCACAGGACCTCGCGATCCTCGCGAAGCCGTGGGCCAAGGGCGCCAAGGCCCCCGATCCGCTGTTCGACGCCAACGGCATCGTGACCGGCGCCCTGTCGACTTTCAAGTCGCTCGGCGAGATCGAGCAGAAGGCCGGCGCCAAGATCACCCCGGACGTGAAGTACAACGACCTCATGGGCTACGGCGCCCGCGCGCCGCGCCGCAAGTTCCTGCAGTCCGAGGGCCTGTCTCTTGACTTCACCCCGCAGGAGGTCCGCCAGATCACGAAGGAGATCCTCCTCAACATCAAGGCCGACGCGTTCGAGATGACCTCGACCGGCGGTGTGAAGTGGACCAAGACCGCAGGCTCCCCGCCGCGCTACTGGTCCCTGTTCCTCCTCGCGGAGGACGTCAACGACGAGACGCTCGATCCGATCTGGCAGTGGTGGCACCTCGGCAAGATGAGCCTGGACAAGCCGGGCGCGCAGTCCCTGCAGATGGACAGCGCCTCGGAGGCGCCCGCCACGCTCACCCTGCTGCAGGACGGCGACTACCTGTACGAGTCCGGCATCGACGGCCCCGGCTTCGCCCCGATCGCGGCGTCCCTCGGGTTCGGCGTCACCGGCGGCACGTTCACCGTCACCGTGTCGGGCACCCCGACCGGCACCTACACCCTGTCGATCGGCGGTCAGACCACCGCGGGTATCGCGCCGGGTGCGACCGCCGCTGCGGTGAAGTCCGCGCTCGCAGCCCTGTCGAATGTCGGCTCGAGCAAGGTCCTCGTGTCCGGCTCGGCAGGCGGCCCGTACGCCGTCACCTTCTCGGGTGTCACGGGCACGCTCACCGCGGACGGGTCGGGCCTCACCGGCGGCAGCGTCACCGTCGCCTAGCCCCTGATCGTCGGTCCGCGCCGTAGATTCCTCCCCCGGCGCGGCGCGGGCCGGCTTCCAACACCATCACGACCGGGGGAATCAGCCGAGGGAGGCAACACACATCATGGCCGGACCGACCAAGAAGACCACGCCCGCGAAGAAGGCCGCGCCCGCCGCGCAGAAGGAGCCCGCGATCTCGCGGTTCAACTCCTACCGTGAGCGCGCCGCGAACCTCAAGATCGGCGTCGCGCGGACCGTCGAACCGTACGTCGTTTCCGCGTCGGAGCTCGACGACAATCTCGACGCCGACGTCGTGCTCATCGCCCCGGCGAAGCTGTCCGATCAGCTCGCGCTGGACCAGGCTGTCCGCGGCAAGGACTTCGTCGCGATCATCAGCATCATGGGCGGCCAGATCGCCCTCGACCGTCTGGTCGGCGCGTTCGAGCGCCTCGAGGAGGAGAGCGGCGAGGACGCGGGCCGCCTGTTCGCGGCGCTCTGCTACGACGTCGTGAACCACCTCAACGGCCCCGGTGCCGCGGAGGTCCCTACGCCCGCCTCGTAGACACCATCGGTGGCTACGGGGCGCAGATCCGCGCAGACCTTCACGAGCGCTTCCATCTGGACCTCAACGACTGGCTGCGCGGCGAACGGGACTGGAGGGACCTGTTCGAACTGATCGACCAGCTCCGACCCGGCAGCATGTACCTTGCGGCGCTGCAGGAGGACCCGGAGCTGGCCGAGGCCATGCTCGGCGACTACCGGCCCCCTCTCCCCTCTGGGGAGCCGCCGACGTTCCGTGGGTTCACCGAGTACCGGTACGACAACGCGAAGACCCACGCGCTGCTTGAGCAGCTGATCGCGGTAACTGGGCAGGCCGACGCCTCGGGGATCCAGGCCGTGGTGCCGGTGCCGGCGGTGGAGCGGATGTGGCGGGCGCAGGGGTTGCAGCGGCTCCGCACGTCGGTGGCGATCGCCACCGGCCGGCCCGCTTAGAGCATCGCCCTCAGTTGCCCGAGGACCGTCGGAGGTAGTCCGCCTCCTGGTCCGGGCACAGGTAGTGCACTGCGGCGAAGCCTGCGTTGATGCGCATCTGAACCGAGATCCCCGCGACCATCGGCGAATCGTCGAGCACGGTGTTCTTCCATTCCCCTCGGCGGAGTTCCGCGCAGAGGGTCCGCCCGATCTCGATCAGCTTGGCATCTGGCACCTGATCAGTGGTGTTCTGGCGGGTCGCACTGAGGTAGCCGGACGTGTTCGCCTCGCGTGCGCTGGTCGTCGTGCTCACGTGCTGCGTGGTGCCGCTGGACGGCTGGGCCTGCGGCGGTTCGGTGCTTGGCGTCGAACCGCAGCCCGCGACGGCCGCGAGCGCAAGCCCTGCGATGAGTGTCTTCTTCATCGCCGGATCGTAAAGCACACCCCAACCATTCACCCAGGTCACTGGGCTATTTGGCGTACCCATCCGGAGGTGAACGGTGGCGGACTATTCGGCCGGTAAAGCAACCATCAAGGTTGAGCCGACCCTCGACGACTTCGCGGAGAAGCTCCGCGCAGGCCTCGAGCGGATCCACGTCGTCTACACCGTCGACGTCGACGCCGACATCGCCCGTGCGCGCGAGCAGCTCGACCAGCTCGCACGCACGCGGACCGCGCAGCTCCGCGTCGATCTCGACCCCGGCGACACCGAGGCACGCCTGGACGCACTGGCCCGCAACCGGACTGCGCGCATCGACGTCAACGACGGCGGCAGCCTCGGCCGCGTGTCGTCCGGCGCCGACCGCGCAGGACGGTCCCTCAACGCCATGGGGGCGATCAAGTTCGGCGCCCTCGCCGCCGGCATCACCGCACTCGTCCCCGCCCTCCTCGGCGCCGTCGGCGCTGCCTCCGCCCTCGCTGGTGTCCTCGGAGGCATCGGAGCGACCGGCCTCGTCGGGATCTCCGGTATCAAGGACGCCTTCTCCGCGATGAAGGACATGGGCAACGCGACCGGTGCCGACATGGAGGCCGCCGCGAACCGGATCGCCGACGCCCAGGACGGCGTACGCCGCGCTCAGGAGTCGGTCGTCGATGCGCAGAAGAAGGCGAAGGACGCCCAGGACGACCTGAATGCCAGCTACGAGAAGGCCTCTCGCGCGCTGCGCGACATGAACGATCAGCTCACCGACGCGCAGCTCTCGCAGGAGTCGGCGGAGATCTCCCTCGCCCGCGCGGAGGAGGCTCGAAACAAGGTCTACTCCGACCGCAAATCGACAGCGCTCGATCGTGCGGAGGCAGACAACCGCGTCAAGACCGCCGCGCAGCGCGTCAAGGAGGCGAAGTCCGACACCGCCGACAAGACGAAGGACACCGCTGAGGCGAACGCGAAGGGCATCGGCGGCTCCGACATCGTCACCAAGGCCAAGGACGCCAAGGAGGCCGCCGACAAGTCGCTGGTGAACGCGCAGGTCGACCTCGCCAAGGCCACCCGCGACCTCGCCGACGCGCAGAAGGGCGCCACCCCGGGAGCGGACAAGTACGCCGAGGCCCTCGCGAAGCTCTCGCCGAACGCCCGCGAGTTCGTGCAGGCCATCAAGGCCCTCGGCCCGGAGTGGAAAAGCCTCAAGACCGCGGTGCAGGACAAGATGTTCGACGGTCTCGGAGCGTCGGTCACGCAGTTCGCGCGGCAGAACCTCACCGGCCTGCAGACCACGCTGACCGGCATCGCCGGCTACATGAACACGACGTTCAAGGACACCCTGACGGGGCTCTCGGGCACGTTCGCGCAGCTGTCCGCGAACGGCACGATGACCCAGTTCGTCCAGTCGATCGGCGCTGCGCTGCAGGGTGTCGCACCGATGATCAGCGGGCTCGTGCAGATGGTCACCACGGCGACCGCCGCGATGGGACCGTCCCTCGGGACGTTCTTCACCACGCTCGGCACGACGCTCGGGCAGATGGGTCCCGCGCTCGGGCAGCTCGGCGCGCAGCTGCTGACCGCGCTGACGCCCGTGCTTCCGGTGATCGGACAGCTGGTGTCGGCCATCTCGACCGGACTCGGCCCCGCGCTCGACCCGCTGGGGCAGCTCATCGCCACCTTCGGGCGGGCTCTGGTGCCGCTGGCCGAGCCCCTCGGTCAGCTGATCGCCGCGCTCGCGAACGGTCTCCGTCCGGTCCTGCCGATCCTCGCCGAGGCGCTCGGCCCGTTGATCAAGCTCGTCGCGGACCTCCTCAACGCGGTTGCGCCGCTGCTGCCGCCGCTGCTGCAGCTGGCGAATGCGATCCTGCAGCCGCTGATCACCATCATCAGCTCGGTCGTCTCGGCCATGGCGCCGCTGATCAAGCAGCTCGCCGACGCGTTCAAGCCGGTCATCGAGAAGATCGCCCCGATCCTCGCTGAGGTCGGGAAGACGCTCGGGCAGGCGCTCGCGGACGCGATCAAGCAGCTGACTCCGTTCATGATGCCGCTGGTCAACGCGTTCCTCAAGCTCCTCGAGGCGTGCCTGCCGCTACTGCCGGCGTGGGAGCAGATGATCGTCTCGCAGCTGCCGGTGATGGTCGAGCTGATGAAGGTGCTGCTGCCGATCATCACGAAGTTGATCGAGCTGTTCACGTGGCTCGTGACGAATGTGATTGTGCCGCTGGTGCTCAAGTACTTCGACATCCTGACCGAGAAGTACACGCGGATGGGGGAGGAGATCCGCAGCTTCGTCGACGGCGCGAAGAAGCGGTGGAACGACCTTGTCGACTTCATCGGCGGCCTGCCCGATCGGATCGCCAACAGCGCGAAGGGCATGTGGGAGGGCCTCAAGGGCAACCTGGTAACGGTTATCAACTGGATCCTGACCAGGTGGAACAGCCTCGCCGACACCCTCACGTGGAAGGTGCCCGACATTCCGGGCCTGCCGAAGCGCGGCGAGACGATCACCATGATCCCCAAGGCCGCGCTGCTCCGTGCTGATGGCGGGCCGGTCTTCGGCCCCGGCGGGCCGCGCGCTGACCTCATCCCGTCGATGCTCTCCAACGGCGAGTACGTGATCAACGCGGCGGCCGTGGCGAAGTACGGCGTCGGGATGTTCGACCGGCTCAACGCGCAGCGCTTCGCTGATGGCGGTGCCGTCGGGACGATCAAGCCCACAGCGGAGGGGCTGAACGCGGGTGCGGACTACCTCCGCACGGCGATCATGCAGAAGTTCCCGGCGATCACCACGATCGGGGGCCGCCGCGCCGAGGACGGTTACGGCGAGCACAGTTCGGGCAACGCGATCGATGTGATGATCCCGAATTTCGGTTCGGCCGACGGGAAGGCACTCGGCGCGCAGGTGCTGGCGTTCCTGCAGGAGAACGCGGCAACTCTGCAGCTCGACGGCATCATCTACCAGCAGGCGACCTACGGGTACGGGGGCTCGCTCACCTCGCCGAAGGCGATGTCGGACCGAGGTTCGGACACCCAGAACCACATGGATCATCTGCACGTGATCCTCGGCAAGGGGCGAGGGGCGAGCGCTGCCGCCATCCCTGCTCCGACGGGGACTCTCGCAGGCGTCTCCGACGCGAAGCCGACGACCGTGGACGGCCAGAACGTCGACGGCGCGTGGGACCCCGCGAAGCAGGAGCAGCAGGACGGTCGCAACGACCCGCAGAAATACCAGGCCCCTGCTCCCACCACCACGAGTGGTTCGGCGCCGTCGTCGTGGTCCGACGTCCTGGGGCTCGGCGCGCAGGCCCTCGTCAAGGGACAGGTGTCGTCCCTGCTCAGCGTGTTCGGCATCCCCGACAAGATGCCTCCGATCCTGTCGGCGGCGCTCGACCTGCCCGGCCACATCGTTAAGCGCGACGCGAGCTGGAAGGCACCCGGTCTCGGGAACCTCACCACGCCGGCTGCGGGCGGGTCGCAGACGAACCCGACCGGCGACCTGCTCGGCAAGTTCATCCCCGGCCTGGCGAACCTCCCCGGCCTGTCGTCGAGCACCGTCGCGCCGGCCGCGAACGTCGCGGGCACCGCGGGCCCCGGGGCGACGCTGCCGCTCACCGGGCAGAAGGGCACCCCGACGACGAAGACCCCGGCGGAGACCCTCACCAGCACCCTGTCCGCGCCGCCCGCGAACTACAAGGGCGGCAAGCAGGCTACGTACGACGCCGCCTACAAGGCGTTCCGCGAGTCCGGGCTGGCCGCTGAGGAGTGGACACCGCTCGTCAACCTCATCAACGAGGAGGCCTCGTGGGATCCCCACGCGACGAACGGTGACGCGTTCGGGCTGGGCCAGATGCTCGGCGGGACGAAGGCGAAGTACCTCCCCGACAGCAGCTCTGACCCGTACGTGCAGGTCAAGGCGATGATCAAGTACATCGGTGACCGGCCCGACTACGGCACCCCGTCGAAGGCCTGGGAGCTCTGGCAGTCGCGCTCCCCGCACTGGTACGCCAACGGAGGGCTCGTCTCCGGTCCCGGAGGCGGTCGCTCCGACATGATCCCCGCCCTGCTCAGCCACGGCGAGTACGTCGTCAACGCCGCCCAGGCCGCGCTGCACATGCCCGCCCTCGAGGCGATCAACGCCGGCCAGCGCGTCACCACCCCGCTGCCCCCGGCACCGGCGCCGTCGACGCTGTACGCGCTGCAGGGCAACGACTCCGGTGGCCGCGGGCAGGGCGGCGACACCATCTTCAACATCCGCACCGCGACAGTGGAGGACGCGTTCATGCAGGCCCAGACCAAGTCGAATCAGCAGCGCGCCGCGCAGTTGGCGAGCCTGTAGATGAACGAGGCGAAGATCGAGATCGAGTCCTCGCGCGGCTACGCGAAGATCTCCGACCGCAACGGTGAGTTCGGCGATGAAGGGCTCGAGCTCGACCAGTCCCCGACGGGCATGTTCTCCACGGAGTTCACGACGCGCACCGTCTCGGGGAACTTCGAGGTCGGCGGCCGCGTCACCGGCCAGACGGTGCCGATCCGGCAGATGGTCCTCCCGATCAACTGCTACGAGATGCCCGGTCAGAGCATCGAGAAGACGATCTCGAACCTGCGGAAGCTGTTCGGGTCGCCGCTCGACCGCCGGAAGGTGAAGTGGACCTACACCTCCGAGTTGTCCGGCCCGCGGTGGCTGATCGTGCAGCTCGCCTCGGAGATCAAGTTCAGCCCCCAGCGGGACTGGAACATCGACGGGTTCGCGCGCGCCGTGGTGACTGTCCTCGCCGAGCAGCCGATGTACGAGAGCCAGGAGAATGTGCAGACCTGGTCGAACCCGAACGACCGGTTCATCGTCACCCTCAAGAACGGGCTCCTCGGCGGCCCGCAGGGCAACTTCACCCTGTCCTACGGCGGGCAGACCACAGGCAACATCGCCGTGACCGCCACCGCGGCGACGGTCAAGACCGCCGTCGAGGGACTCTCGTCGGTCGGTGCCGGGCAGCTCACTGTCACCGGGTCGGCGGGCGGCCCGTGGACGTTCGTGTTCACCGGCGTCACGGGCACACTCACCGCGAACGGTGCTGGGATGACTCGCGGTTCGGTGAAGGCCGAGGGCGCGAGCATCGGCTACTTCACCATCGAGAACCCCACCGACCAGATCGGATACCCCGAGTGGGACCTCGACCCGGCACAGTGGCAGTTCCCCGACTTCAGCTTCGGGCAGGAACGGATGTGGAAGCGGCCGGCCGGTGCCGACGCCGCCCGGATGATCGTCACCAAGCCGATGACCCAGCGGCTGAGCGTGATGAGCGATCCGATGATGGATCCGTACCTCAACGAGGACCTGTCCACCGCGGCTGGTGATTTCGACGGCGTCATGCCGATGTACGGCGTCCCCCCGTACACACCGCCGACGATCGTCCCAGTCGTCTGCAACGGCCCCGCCGGGGCCAAGGCGATGCTCACCCTGCGTCGCCTCTGGTCGGCCGAGTCGGGGATGGAGTAGACCATGCCACCGCTCCTGCAGGAGGCGTGGGTCGACACCCGCGCACCGTTCCCCGGCGGCACCCTCGCCGAGTTCAAGGACTGGTCCCGCACCGTCCGCCAGACCCGCATCGTCGAGCGCGCCGAGCGACCCCTCGTGCGGTTCCACGACGGCGACTGGAAGTACCGCGGCCGGTCGGTCGGCGAGATCGGCGGGACCGCGTCGATCAAGCTCAACGACGTCGCCGCGCACGTGATCACGCTGCCGATCGACTTCGACAACCCCCGACGTACGTACCTCGCGCACTGGATCCTCGACGAGGAGTCCCGCGGCACCCGGAACGTGCACATCAGCATCGACAAGAACGGCGGCCGGATCGCCGGCCGAATGCAGAAGGCCACGTGCAAGCGGTCCGAGAAGGGCGACGTCGTCGTCGCCGAGTTCTTCGACGACATCAACGAACTCAAGAACGTCGAGATCCAGCCGAACCCGTTCCTCCCGGCGATGCTGATCCAGCAGCCCAAGGTGTGGTTCCTCTTCGACAAGAGCATCCACGGGCTCAAGCTGACCCTGATGTGCAACCTGCTCCGGTTGCAGCTCACCAACATCGATCTCGGCGCGTGGCTCGACCTCCTCGATCCCGCGAACTGGAACGCCGCGCAGCTCCTCGAGCTGTGGCAGGAGTGCCAGATCGTCGTCGTGCCGTCGGCGTTCCTCACCGACGTCTCCCCGCCGACGCTGATCATGGGCGCCTTCACCGACTTCCTCACCGTCGCGCAGCCGATCCTCGAGGATGCCGAGCAGCAGATCATCACGTGGCGCTGGTTCAAGGGCGACCCTGAGCCGTGGCCCGGCGCCGGCACCGGCTGGCGCAACGGCACCCTGTTCGTCGACATCGTCGACAAGTCCGGGTATCTCACCGGCACCAGCTTCGGTGGGAACCTCGTCAAGGGCCTCGTGCGCGGCATCGCGAACTACACGTCGAATTACGTTGAGGATTCCTACGACTTGTTCACCGGTGAGGTGACCGAGTCGACCGGCTACGACATCGCCGGATGGCTCGGCACGCACAAGAGCCGCCCGTACGTGATCTACCGCGACGGGATCATCACCGGCCTGCAGACCATCGACTTCACCCGCACCCAAGGCGGGGCCTGCCAGATCACCGTCGGCGGCCGCTCGATGCCCGGCGTCAACGAAATCATAAGTGCCGCAATTAATTACAGCGGCGACGTCCTCGGCGACAACATCAACTGGCAGGGCTACGGCATCGGTTCCCTTGGCGGCCTGATCGACTCGGTCGCGAACCCCATCTACAAGGACTCGATCCTCGCGTACATGCAGGTACCGCTGCTGCTCCGCGCGAAGGACCAGGGCTGGGGCCACTACCTCGAGACCACCGCGAACGGGTCGATGCAGGCGTTCACGCCGTCCGCGGTGATGGCGCTCCGCGGACGCAAACGCGAGACCGACCCCGACGTCGCGTTCACCCTCACCGTCGAGGACTGCTCCCCATGGCTGATCGGCGACCGCGGCCAGGGCCACTGGTGGCTCGGCGACCGCGTCGGAGCCACGCTCAAGCACCTCGGCGCGAACGTGTACATGTCCCGCTGCCGGCAGCTCGACCTCGCATGGGGAGACGGGCGGGACGCGTCGTGGCAGGGGCACTTCGGGCAGGTCCGCACCAAGCAGGACGCCCTGGACAAGCTCACGAAGATCGTGGGCCAGGCCATGTCCGGGCTGCAGACGATTGGAGTACTCGGATGACCGAACCCACGCCTGTGTCGGCGCAGAAGATCCCGGACCTCGACGACGCCGAAGGGCAGCGCGCCGCGCTCGTCGGCGCGCTGTCGTCTGCGCTGATCACCTCGAGCGAGATCCCCACGATGACCCTCGCGCCGATGCTGCAGCCCATCGCGGATCAGCTCCTCGCGTACGGGGTCCGGCAGACCGACCGGGTCGACCCGGACGCGGTGCACGCACCGTCGTGGCTCCGTGAGGGGGCGCAGGCCCGCGCCGTCGAGGTGCCCGAGCAAGTGAACCACCACGAGGTGGAGACGGAGGAATTGCAGGCCCGGGTGGCGGAGGCTCCGCCGATCCCGAAGAAGATCCCGAAGGCCGCGCGCGCGACGTCGGTGGTGGCTGAGTGACCTCGCCCAACCTGCCGATCGGCAGCAGCAACATCCCGCAGGGCGCGTTCACGCCCGGCAGCCTCGCCCACGTCCTGCAGGACTACACGGCCGGCAAGTACCGCGGCACCGTCGGCGGACGGTTCCCGAGCATCGTCGGAGCCACGCCCGCCGGGTCGCCGCTGTCCGCGATCAGCCCCGTCGGCATCATCACCGGCATCCTCAGCGAGTTCATGAAGGTCGTGTCGAACTCGACGTCGCACGACATCAGCCACCCCGCGGACCTCGACGACCTGATCCACGACTTCTTCGAAGGGCTACCGCTCGTCGGGCAGTTCGTCGACCTCCTCGACGCGATCTTCGGCACCTACACCGGTAACGACCCGGTCCTCATCGAGATCAAGGCGCTGTTCCAGTTCCTACGCCCGGACGGGAAAATCGACGCCGGGAAGCTGTTCGGTGAGCTCCCGCAGCACATGCTCGCCCTCATCTCGGCGCTGGTGTCGAAGTTCACCGGCGGGCTCATCGAGCTCGGGCAGCTCAAGCGCCCGGAGCCTGGGCAGGAGAAGAACTGGCTCGAGTCGTTCGACAAGCCCGAGTCGGTGCCGACCGGCGACGGGTTCGAGCACGACGCCACCGTCGGCCGGACGCGCCTTGGGTCTGCGAAGCTCACGTTCGACGGCGCCGAGCACGTGCGCACGTCCGATCCGATCGAGGTCGCGCCCGGCCAGAAGCTGGACCTCGGTGGGTACGTCCGGTTCGACGGCTACACCGGGACCGGCGCGGCGGCCGTCGGTCTGCGCGTGCTCGCGTACAACGCGGGGGACCAGCTCATCGGGTCGCAGGTGATCGGCACCGTCACCCCGTCAGGGCCGACGTCGTCGAACTTCGAGACCGCGATGACAGCGCAGTGGACCACGCCCGCGAACACCGCCTACGTGTACGTCCGAATGGAGGGCTACGCCGCCGGCACCGCGGGCACCGCGCACTTCGACGACCTGTGGCTGCGGATGCCCGCCCAGACGCTGCCGCAGCAGTGGGTCGAGGGCCTCACCGGCGCGCTGTCGAACCTCGGGCAGGGCGTCACCGACGCCTGGAACTTCGTGCAGAGCGTCATCGACAAGTTCATGAACGGCCGAGGCATCCTCGGCAGCCTGTTCTCGTTGGGGCACTTCGAGACCGAGGTGGCGAAGGTCTTCGGGACGGACAGCGCGATCCCGCAGGGAAACATCGACGGCCTCGGTGGCGCGCTCGCCGCGCTGCTCCCGAAGGCGGACTGGACGAAGCTGCTGTCCGGGTTCACGGCCGCCGGGGGAGGGACTGCACCGTCGACGGGTATCCCCGCGCTCGACGGGATGATCAACGCGTTCCTCGGCGTACGCACCAAGGCCGTCACTGCCCAGACCGCCGCAGACTCCGCAAAGTCCGACCTCGGCGACGTGATCACGGGCATCTTTAACGGCTGGTTCGGCTCCGGCGGCACCGGCTCGACAGCACAGGCCCAGCAGACCATCGAGGCGATCAAGACCGCCGTCCTGAACGGCTGGACCGTGCAGACAGTCACAAGTACCGCGACCTGGACACGGCCTGCGGGCCTGACGGACTGCGTCGCGGTCCTCGTCGGTTCAGGGAAGAACGGTGCGAACGGCAACAGCTACAACGACATCGCCATCGGCGGCCTCGGCGGCGGATTCATCGCGCAGTCCCTCGACATCAACTCGATCCCCTCGTCTCTGACGATCACCGTCGGCACCAACGGAGCCGTGACCTCCTTCGGATCGCTCGTCTCGACGACCCCCGGCAATGGCGGCATCGCCAACGAGTTCGGCTACGCAGCAACCAGCTCGCTTCCCGGCAACGGCGGCAACGGCGGACGTGGCTACTTCTACAACCAGGGCACCAGCACGCCGGCCCCCGGATCCGCGGGAACGGTGGGCGGCGCCTCGGCGCTCGGAGCGGGCGGCACTGCCGGCGGGTACAGCTCTGGCAGCGCGGGCGGCGCCGGTGGAGCAGGTGGCGCCGTCAGCGCCGGCACGCCCACGAAGTCGGGCGGCGGAGGCGGCGGAGGCGGCGCAGGCGGCTCGAACTCGGCTGGTGACAGCAGCAGCCCCGGCATCGGCAACACGGGACGCAACGGCGGCAACGGCGGTAACGGCGGCTACCCAGGCGGTGGTGGCGGTGCCGGTGGTGGCGGCGGATGGGGCGGGTACGGCTCTGGGTCCAACGGCACAGGCGGAACGGGCGCGCAGGGTGTCGCCTGGATCTTCACGAAGGTGGCATGAGCATGGAACACGTTGCTGATCTTGACTGGTGGTGCCCCGTCACCAAGCTCTACCGAGCCCGCGACGGCCAGCACTACGCGATCACCTGCCTCGACTTCTGGACCGCCAGCGGCACCGAGGTCTTCCTCGCCGACGAGAACGGCATCGCGATCGACGCCGACGGCGACCCGACCAACGGCCTCACCGCACTGGTCCGCTGGGACGATCAGATGGACCACGAGACCGCGGTCGCACGGCTCACCGAATGGTTGAGCGAGGCGTGAGCATCGACGTCCCCGGAGATCCCAACGCGTACTACTACGTCGGTGCCTTCGATCCACTGCCCGCCTCGCACCCGGACATGTACGCCGTGCACGAGAACGGCTACGACCTGTGCGTTTACCGCAGCGACCGCTGGTGGCGCAGTCCGGCCGCGCTGGTGCGCGAGGTCATGCCCTGGCTGGTGCCCTGATGCCCTGGACGGCAGAACGCGCTGTACCGGGACGCGGAGGCGGAGCTGGGTGGCCGCTCGAGCGGGTCACTCCGCCAGTCCCTGGCGGTGGCGGCTGGCAGGTCGTGCACGTCCTCGCTGGCACCGGCAGCCTGCTCCTCGACGGCGGCGGCCGCATCGGCGCACGTGCGTCCGGCGCGGGCACCCTGGTCCTCACTGGCGACGGGGCGATCCTCGCGCGCCTGGCCGCCACCGGGGAACTGCTCCTCACCGGCAGCGCTCTGCCGCTTGTGCGTCTGTCCGGAACCGGCGGACTCTCGCTCTCGGGTGCTGGCCGCCTGGCGCTGCGCGCCACGGGAACCGGCTCGCTCCTCCTCGGTGGCGGAGGAATGCCGGTCGGGCAGCTCTCTGGCACCGGGCCGCTGCTCCTCTCCGGCGGCGGCAGCCCGACCGTGCGGCTGGCGGGCGCCGGGACGCTGGTCCTGTCCGGCGGCGGGCTCCCCGCGTTCTCCCCGCACGCCGCGGAGCGAACCGACATCACCGCCGCCGGCGCGTACAGCTACGACATTCCGAGCTGGTCCCGGTACATCGACCAGGTGATCATCGGTGGCGGCGCATCCGGTCAGACCGGCAGCGGCGCGATCGGCGCCGCGGGCAAGGGCGGCAACGCAGCCGCGTACGTGGTGCGCACCCTCGAGCGTGGCGTCGACATCCCATGGTCGCAGTCGACGATCACAGGCACCGTCGGCGCGGGAGGCGCGCAGGCCGCCGACTCCGACAACGCCGCGCCGAATGCTGGTGGTGCGACCACCGCGAACTGGGGGAGCGGCAGCATCACCTCGCCTGGCGGGTCGGGCACCGTCTCGTCCGGGCAGAACGGCGCCAGCTCGACCGCTACGGCGGTGGCCGGCCAGAACTACCCCGCGGGCGCGGGCGGCACCGGCAACGCAGGCGCGGGCAGCGCACCAGGCGGCGCGGGTGCGGGCGGCAACGGCGGGTTCTTCGGCTCCCGCACCCGCGGCGGCCCGGGCGGCTCCGGCCGAGCATCCTTCTATGCACGTCAATCCTGAACGGAGACAACACCATGACCGCAACCGACGCCGACAACATCGCGGGCCTCGACTACATGAAGGGCCGCGGCAACACGATCCGCCTGCACTCCGCAGACCCGGGCACCACGGGCGCGAGCCCGATCGCCACCACCCCAGTCTCAGCCACCACCACGTGGGGCGCGTCCGCGATGGGTTCCGGCGGCGACGCCGGGTACGCGGTGTGCGCCGGATCGAACACCGACTTCACCCTGCCTGCGTCGACGACGGCCACGCACTACGGGATCTACAACGGCACCACTTACCTGCGTGGGTACCCGCTCGACGCGACGCTCACATCGAACGCGCAGCCGCTGCCGGTGACGTTCCCGCCCCGCCTTCGTTTCAAGGGCTAACCCTCCCCAGCCCTATCCCTGAGCCCCGCGTCGAGCACCACGGCGTGGGGCTCCGTCGTACCCGCTGGAGACCCGATGCGCGCATTCGCCTACCGACTCCTCGCCATCCCTGTCGTCGCGGTCCTCCGCCCGTACGCCCGTGTCCGCGAATGGCGCACCGACCACCAGCCCACCTGGAGGCAGCATGACCGTCTACGTGTTCCGCGCCCGCGGGACCACTGAACCGTATGGTCGAGCGTCGATGCTCGGCCACGTCACCGACCACATCCAACGCGCGTATCCCGACGTGGTCATCGAGGACGTGGTGCATTCCGCCTCGATCTCGGTCGACAACGCAACCCGGGACCCGCTCGCACCGTCGGGCGACAACTGCGCGAACCAGATCGTCGCGTGGCTCAACGCGCGCATCGCTCGGCTCGGCCCGGACGACGTGTTCATCGTCCTCGGCTACAGCCTGGGCGCGGTCGGCGTGACGCGCTGGCTCAAGCAGTACCGCCTCGGTGGTGCGCGGTGCCTGATGGTCGGGATGATCGCGAACCCGTCCCGTCGCGGCGGCACCAGCTACGGCCTGCCGAACGGACTCGACAGTGACCCGGTGCGGCACAGCCTCGACCCGCGCGCGGGGATCTACTCGACGCAGGGCACAGGCACCGTCCCGCACGATCTCGGGTCGGTGGTGCCGCTGGTGGAGATCGCGAACCCGAACGACGTGATGACCTCCTGCCCGAAGGTGTCCCCGCTCAACGCGTTCGCAGGCCCCGTCATGGCCGCCGACCTGTCGAACCCGGGTGCGCTGTTCGCGCAGCTCCGAGGCGGCGGCATCGAGCAGATCGTTGCGAGCCTTGCGAACGTCGCGAACTGGGCGAACGCCCGTTGGTGGACGTGGGCGGGTGACCTCGATGCGTTCATGAAGCACACGCACACCACCGACTACGCCCTGCCGATGTGGCGCGGCTCCGACGGCCGTCCAGTGTCGGGGATCGACCTCCTCGCGCGGCAGTGCAACTGGCGCATCGGCCGCGAGAAGGCGGTGGCCTGATGGACGCGCAGACCCTCGCCGCCGCGATGGGCGGCAGCCTCGGCGGCCCCGACGCGTACGCGCGGTTCGTCGACGGCATGAACGCGGCCATGGTCGCCGCCGACGTGACCACGCCGCTGCGCGCCGCGCACTGGTGCGCACAGATCGGACACGAATCCGGCGGCCTGCGCTGGATGGCCGAGATCGAGACATCGAACCCATCGTGGTCCTGGGACCGCACCCGCTACCGCGGCCGGGGCCCGATCCAGCTCACGTGGCAGAGCAACTACCGCAAGTTCGGCCAGTGGTGCGCCGCCCGCGGCTACATCACCGACCCGGAGCTGTTCGTGAACCAGCCCGAGCTCGTCGAGCATCCGCGGTGGGGATTCCTCGCGGCGGCCTGGTACTGGCTCGTCGGCGGGCCCCGCCCCGGCCAGATCAACGCGTTCGCCGACGCGGACGACGCGCTTGCGGTGTCGCGGTGCATCAACGGCTGGGTCGAAGGCCGTGAACCGAACGGGTACGCCGACCGGTGCGCCCGCCTCGCGCGCGTCAAGCAGCTCGGCGCGGCGCTACTCCCGACAGGAGGTCCCACCATGCCCGACTACGGCATCACCAAGGTCATGCACGGCTACAACCCGAACACCGGCCCCGACTGCACCGGCAACAGCAACGGCCCGCGCCGCCGCACCGACTTCGTCGTCATCCACACGCAGGAGGGCGACGGCACCGCGGTCTCGCTCGCGAACTACCTGAACAACAGCGCGACCGGCTCAAACCCGGTGTCCTACAACCTCACCGTCGACGGCACCGACACCGTCGAGGTTGTCCCGGTGGGCGAGGGCCCGTGGGCCGCGGGGGAGGCGAACGACATCGGCGTGCACATCTGCTTCGCCGGGTCGCGCGCGGCGTGGACCCGCGCCGAGTGGCTCGCGCGCGGCGCTGCCCTCGACCGCGCCGCGAAGGCCGCCGCCGCAGCGTGCCAGCAGTACGGCATCCCCGTCGCGAAGATCATCAACGGCTCCGGCTGGAACGGCACCCGCGGACTGGCCGCGCACGCCGACTTCGGCCAGCGTGGCGGCGGCCACACCGACCCCGGTCCCGGCTTCGACTGGGACGACTTCATCGCGCGCGTGAAGCGCTTCACCACCAACACAGGAGGTACCCCCATGCCCAACCAGCCCCTCGACACCCAGACCGCCGCCGGCCTCACGCTCGACCAGCTCGCTGGCCCCGGCACCGCGCGCGGCGAGAACTTCCCCGGCTGGCCACAGCTCGGCGGCCGAACCGTCGTCAACGCCCTGGCGGCGATCGGCGAGAAGCTCGGCATCGACGGCTTCAAGGCGGTGAAGTGATGGCCGAGCACCGCGCGCCCGAGACCCCGCAGCCGCTCGCCTGGCTCACCCCGGCCCGCCGCCGCTGGCTGTACGGCGTGCTCGTCCTACTCGCCCCGATCCTCGTGCTTCGCGGCTTCGTCTCCCGCGAGGAGGCCGACCTCTGGGTTGACCTCCTCGGCGCCGCGCTGGTCGGTGGCAGCGGCCTCGTCGCCATCGCGCACGTCCCGAAGGACTGACCGGTGATCCGGCGCGGCACATGGGTGCCGCTCCTCCCGCCGCACGCCCGCAACGTCGTGGTCGGGCTCGTGCCGATCGAGCCGATCGTCCGCGGCATCGACTACATCCTCCCGGGCGGCGAGACTGCGCCGCAGCTGACACTGGTTGAGGCGGCCGCGCCGATGACGTTCTGGGGCGCGCTCTGCCTCCTCGCCGGGATTGTTGCGCTGACCGGGTTCTGGGGACGCTGGCGCAGAGTGTGCGCCGCCGGGATGTGGCTCGGCGCCGCCACCTACCTCACCCTCGCGGTGGGGCAGTGGTGGGAAGTTGTCGGCCATCCGTGGTTCGACGGCGTCCGAGGGCCGGCGATCGTCACGATCTTCGGCGCGGCGATGGCGGGTATCGCGCTCGGCTACGCCCGTCAGGAGCCCGAGTGAGCTGGGAGGCACCCGCGGGGGTGCCCTGGCTGGTGTGGCTGGTGATCATGCTCATCTTCGGGCCGCCAGCGCTCGGGTCGAAGATCGCGGCGAAGCTGCCCGGTGTGCTCGGCGTGACGGGCAGATGGTGGCAGGCGCGGAAGGTGGCGATGGTCTCGCAGGATGAGCTGGCGCGCCTCAGCGCGGAGCTGCACGCGCTTCGTGAGGACTACGACCGCGACGTGCCGGCACTGCGCGGCCGGGTCGACGCGCTCGAGCGGGCCCTGGATGCGGCGCAGCGTCGGCTGTGGGCAGCTCTCGACCACGTCCGGGTCCTACGGGGGTTGCTGCGGCTGCACGCGCCGCACATCGTGCTGCCGGACCCACCAGAGGATCTCGACTGATCAGACCTCGAGAACGGCCCCTCACCCATTCTGGGTGAGGGGCCGCTTTCGTCGTCTGCGGGCTACCCCGCCTTCGGGTGGTTCTCGAAGTACTCCACCAGCGCGAGCCGGATGGTCTCGCTCGCCGGGGTGCCGGCCTTGGCGCGCTCGTTGAGTTCGGACCTCAGGTTGTCCGGGAGGCGGACCGTGGTCGCGGGGGTCTTGCCGCCGCGTTCGTTCCCCTTCGTCGGCCGGCCGGTGCGCAGTCGCCCGGGGGCGACCTCCACCGGACCGAGGATCTCGTCCGCGGTGGGGGGCGTCGCCTCGTAGCTGTCGGCGAGGGCCTCGTAGTCGGCGTCGGTGAGTGCGGGTCGCTTCGTCATCTCGTTCTCCTTTCAGCGCCGCTGCGGGCCGTAGTTCGGCTCAATGTAGTCCGTGAGGCCCAGTGCCGCGACCAGCGCGGGCCGCAGGCGCATCGCGTGGAAGACGACGGCGACGGCGGGGTCGACGAGGTCCGCGATGATTTCGAGGTCGGGCTCGTTCTCTGCGCCCGGGCCGACGTGGAGCACGGGCACGCTGCCGGGGATGCGGGGCGCGATCGCGACGCGGAGGCCGGGGTAGGAGATCACGGTGCGGATCTCGGCGTCGGTGACGCCGTGCCGGTAGGCGCTGGGCTTCGTGGTGATCCGCATGCCTTAAGTGTAATACCCTTTCGATGGAAAGGCAATACCCTTTTCTTGGTCCAGTCCTCTGTCGCACCCCGCGCGTACCGTCCCGGCCATGGGACTGGTGCTGGACATCGTGCGGATCGAACTGACGACACGGACCGCGGGCTCAGACGATCACGTCGCTCTCCCAGGGATGCCCTTGTGGGTCGTCGACTGGACGAGGCGGGACCGTCTCGGACGCGAGCGCAGCTGGTCCGCGCCACACGTCACCGAGGCCGGCGCGCGCCGCATGGTCGCGAACCTCCTCGCCGAGCGCGTGCCCGAGCTGCCCGTCGAGGCGGTGTTCACCGACCGGACCTGA